CTGTTGTGTTGGTTGCGTCGGCTGTGGTGTTGGTTGCGTCGGCTGTGGTGTTGGTTGCGTCGGCTGTGGTGTTGGTTGCGTCGGTGGTCGTGTTGTTTGCGTCGGTGGTCGTGTTGTTTGCGTCGGTGGTCGTGTTGTTTGCGTCGGCTGCGGTGTTGGTTGCGTCGCCTGCGGTGTTGTTTGCGTCGCCTGCGGTGTTGGTTGCGTCGGCTGCGGTGTTGTTTGCGTCGGCTGCGGTGTTGGTTGCGTCGCCTGCGGTGTTGTTTGCGTCGCCTGCGGTGTTGTTTGCGTCGGCTGCGGTGTTGGTTGCGTCGGCTGCGGTGTTGGTTGCGTCGGCTGCGGTGTTGGTTGCATCGGCTGCGGTGTTGGTTGCATCGGCTGCGGTGTTGGTTGCATCGGCTGTGGTGTTGGTTGCGTCGGCTGCGGTGGTGGTTGCGTCGGTGTTCGTGTTGGTTGCATCGGCTGTGGTGTTGGTTGCGTCGGCTGCGGTGGTGGTTGCGTCGGTGTTCGTGTTGGTTGCGTCAGTGTTCGTGTTGGTTGCATCGGTGTTCGTGTTGGTTGCGTCGGCTGCGGTGTTGGTTGCGTCGGCTGTGGTGTTGGTTGCGTCGGCTGCGGTGTTGGTTGCGTCGGCTGCGGTGTTGTTTGCGTCGGCTGTGGTGTTGGTTGCGTCGGCTGTGGTGTTGTTTGCGTCGGTGTTCGTGTTGGTTGCGTCGGCTGCGGTGGTGGTTGCGTCGGCTGCGGTGTTGTTTGCGTCGGCTGCGGTGTTGGTTGCGTCGGTGTTCGTGTTGGTTGCGTCCCCCAGCTATTTGGTTTCCGCATTTCGCGCACCGTTGACATGTTGAAAGTATCAGCTTCACGCACCACTGACACACGTGGTGTTGGCACCTGTGGAGTAGGCCGGGGATGTGCAGTTTTTGTAAAAAAAGATCGTATGTCAATTTGTTTCATTTCATACAATTTGTAAATCAATCAAAAGTGTGATGTTTACTTGTTGTCACTAGCATTTTTTTTGTTTAATGCTCGAGCGCTTAGCCGAGCAAACACGCAAGCGAGAGTTGGAGCGTAGGGAAGACACAACAATCCTATAAAATTAAATTATGCAATCCTTTTACTGCCTTAATTTGTGTTCCCGCGCTTTTTAAACGCTTGATACAAATAAAACACAAGTATCAATATCATGGTATTAGACAACCTACCCAGCGAGCTGATGCTTAACATTCTGAAATACTTTTACACTAGCGACGGGTACAACCACGTGTCGCACGCCTACGCACTTGGCGTCGTCCGCCAAGTCGGCCGAAAATACAAGAACCTCGTTGACGACGATTTCAGCAAGTCACAACACACCACATTTAACTTAACGGGAAGACTCGCGTTACGCTTTGCCATGGATCCCGTTATACGCTACGGTGCGATCGCTCGGTTTTACAAATACAGGCAGCAACAACATCTTCCTTTGCACCTTGATTTTTATGGTGTAACCGTAAATAAGGTGGACCTGCTCCAGGTTCCGGTGGTGCGTGTCCAGAGTGTAAGTCTTGTTGGTGCGTTTCAGTCTACTAATCACAACAACAACTTAGACGGGTTGTGGGAGGCAATCCATACGATTCGGGTTCTCGAGCAACTGACTGTAGAGCAGTCGATGGCGTTGATTTCCGGAAACATGGCACCAGTATCACACATCCACAACCCTCATCCCTACTGGCCGATTCGCGTCAATTTTATCGGTTGTTGTTTGCATGGCGCCGACTTTTCCGTGTTGCGACATGTGCACACAGTAATCATGGCGTACACTGTTGGCGTGACGCCACACCAAGTGTCCCAACTCAAGAGTGTTCGAACTCTCAGTTTAGGCTCAGGCTTCACGGATCTGGAGTGCGTTCGATCACTTGTTCATATTCGCTTCCTGTTTTTTCGCAATAATCCAGAGATCACATCACTAGAGCCACTACATGCACTCGAACATTTGTCTTATGTGGATGGCACGAACACAAATGTTCCGCTGAGTGCATGGCATGCGCTTAAACAATTACCTCGTAATCAAAGACTATGCATCGTTAACAATAGTTCCTCTATTTTAAATTTCTAAATTATCGCTCTGGGACAATCGCGATGCGATAGAAACATCAATCATCACGGCGAGAAACCGTTACAATGAGATAACAATACAATAATACTATATTCAATTTGTCATGAACACCTAAGCCTTACAACAAACAAACACGCTAAACTTTTCGATCCGTTCCTCCATGATCTTAAATCTACACGTCTCGAGTAGCGCACGCAAACGGTGTGTTGGCACGCCACCACCATCACCACCACTCTCGTCCAGCCATCGACGCGTCGGCTCCACCACGTACAACAACCCGTGCGTCTCCAGCACGCGGTACGCCTCCTCCACGTACGACGCGCAGTTGGAGCCCCACATCGCCAAACACAAAATCGCAATCTCCGTCGAGTCGTCCTCCAGCGGGAGCAACGAGATGTCGCACTTTGTCACCAGCGCGTTGCCCGCTACGTGGTCAAAATTGGTAAACGCAAAACGCGGGTCGTCCAAAAAGTGACGCGCGATCCACGCCTTGCCGCACCCCAGGTCCACGACACTTTTCGCACGCCGCGTTCGCAACTCGGCCAATTTCCGAATCACCACGTTGCGCGGGATCTCGTCGGTCGGAAAACTCTCCTCGTTCTTCTCGGAAAGAGCGTGGTACGCGTGCCACGCCGCTGGGTGTGCGGCAAACTCGGCGGCAAGGTTTTCGGACGTAAGCGACTTGTAGCGCTGGTGAAGCACAGACAACTCCGACTTGGGCGACGGTGCGACGGCGGATCGAGCCGGGCGTTTGGCGTCTCCCTCTTCAAGCGCGGGTAAAGCAGCAACACCTGAAACTGCGAGAAGCATCGTCTTCTTACGCTTTTTCGTGACGATTTTTGTAGGTACGACAACCGGAGCAGCCGGTTCGACAACCGACGCAGACGGTTCGACAACCGGCGCAGACGGTTCGACAACGACAACCATTGCCAACGACGGAGGAGGCACCGGATCGGACGCGGCAACTTGAGCAACTGGAAGTAGTCTTACTTTTGTTTTTCTTCGACCACCGTCGCGCCACCCCGAAAGCTCGATGTCAAGAAAATCGCGAACCGCGTCCGGGCACCTCCATTTGCCCGTGCCTTTTAACCCTTGTTTCCAGCAACTAAGTTTTAATGCGTCCTTGCCTTCCTTTTTATCCACCTCGTTTTTTGGATTGTCACGCCTGCACGGTAAGGGTGCACCGCCTGCCACTACGCGTTCTTTTGCTCGTTCAACAATAGCACGAGCTTCTTGAATCGAGTTCTCGTCTAAATCGTTGCGCCACCCCAAAAGCTGTGAATCCAATAAATCGCGAACCGTATCCGAACACCTTCCCTTGCCCTTTCCGTTTAAAGCTAATTTCCATGTCATAATTTTAGATGCATCCCTTTTCTCTTGTTTTTCCGTATCGTTTTTAGATTTTAATCCTCCACGTGGGAGTAGTCGACCACTACCATTGGCCAATCGTTCCATAGCTCGTTCGACAATACCTCGAGCTTCTTTTATCGAATTCTCGTCTAAATCACGAAACTCGCTCCACCCCGGAAGTTGTACATCCAAAAAATCACGAACAGTGTCCCAACACCTTGAGGAGCCTTTCCCATTTAACGCCTGTTTCCACATACTAAGTTTAATTGCGTCCTTGGCTTCATGTTTTTCAGCCTCGTTTTTTGGTTCCTTAATGTCGCGTGGCAATTGTACACAACCCTTTGCTACGCGTTCGCATGCTCGTATGACAATGGCTCGAGCTTCTTTCATAGCGGTCTCTTCGAAATTGTCGCGCCATCCCGCAAGCTGTTCGTCCAAATAATCACAAACTACATCCGAACACCTCGCGTCTCCCTTACCGTTTAACGCTTTTCTCCAATGCATAAGTTTTTGTGCGTCTTTTTTTTCTTGTTTTTCCATCTCGCCTTCAGGCTTAGAAAAAAAACGTGGTAATTGAGCTGCACCTTGCACAACGCGTTTGGTTGCTCGTCCAACAATAACGTGAGCTTCTTGAATCGCAATCTCGTCTAAATCACGAACGTCGCGCCACCCTGGAAGCTGTGCATCAAGAAAATCACGAACTGCGTCTGAACACCTCAAATTGCCCTTCCCCGTTAACGCTGCTTTCCATCTATCAAGTTTTTGTTTGTCCTTTGTTTGTTGTGTTTCCGTGTCGGTTTTGGGGTTAGAAATGTGGCGAGGTAATTGAGCACCACCTCCTGCTACGCGTTCGCATGCTCGTCCGACAATGGCTCGAGCTTCTTGAATGGCCATCTCGTCCAAATCACGACCGTCGCGCCATCCCGGAAGCTCAATGTCAAGAAATTCGCGGACCGCATCCGAACACTTGGAGCTGCGCTTACCGTTCAACGCTTTTTTCCAATGACGAAGTTTTAATATGTCCTTGTACTCTTGTTTCTCCGCCTCGTTTTTTGGTTTTACCAAACGGTGAGGTAATTGTGCCCCACCTCCCGCAACGCGTTCGCTGGCGCGTTCAACAATTGCGAGAGCATCTTGCATCGCGATCTCATCAAAATCGGCGCGCCATCCAGTAAGGTGTGAATCCAAAAAATCACGAACCGCGTCCGGGCACTTCTTGTCGCCCTTCTTTTTTAACCCTTGTTTCCAAGTCCCAAGTGTTAGTGCGTCTTTACGCTCTTGAATTTCTTCCTTGTTTTTTGGTCCGTGAATTTGGCGAGGTAATTGGGAAACACCTCGCGACAAGCGACTCGATCGTCCAGCACCATTTGCAACGCGTTCGTTTGCTCGAGCAACAATTTCATGTGCCCTCTCCATCGAATCGTACTTCACAACCTCACAGTCTATCACCGCACTAGCAACGGTTTTGGATAAATCCACATCTAACAATCGCCACAACACTTTAACATCCGGATCAGTATGAACTGAAAAAATACACGATGACGATTCGGGTGAGCGACCACGATCACTCACCCCACTAGATTTAGCACCACCACTTTCGTCGGTGTCAGAACCACTGTCATCATCATCGTCATAACCCGAGTCATCACTCACACGCACAGACCCACCATCACCACCGCTGCGTAGACACGCGTTGTAAAGCTCGTCGTCTTCTTGGCGCAGCGCGCACAACACACTCAAAATCCCGTTAAAGTTACCCGTCGGTAACGAAAGATCAGAACGGATCGCCTCGTCGCGCTTCTCATCGGTGTCACACGCTGTGTACTTTTCGCGGTCGACCGCACACGGAATCAAGATCGTCGACCGCGGCTTGATCACATCCGGGAGTTTGCGCACGATGCGACCGATATTCTGGATGATCGATAGCGGCGACGACTTTGGATCAACGAACACACACATGTTGGCGTTCTTGGTGTCGATCCCTTCGCCGATGGTGCGACACGAGGACACAATGTAAACACAATTATCGGGTGTTGCGTCGAACTCGGCAAGGATCGTGGCACGGTCGCGCGGGGACGTGGACGCCGAGAGTGCAACCATTCGCAAGTTCCCGTCAACTCGGTCGGCGACCAAAATCTCAGGAAACTCGGTACGATACACGTGGTCGAACGCCCGCTTCACCAACTCTTCGTTAACAAAGTTGGACACCGACAAGTCGCGATCGGCGTTGACGTCGGCGTGGAACGTGAGCACGCGGGTGTTTCCGGACGTGATGACGGCGCGAGCGATGGACTTATATATTTTTCCAGCCAACGTTGACGACGCCATGGTTTCTGTTGTAAAAAAAGACTCGTTGTCAATTGCAGACGCCATAAAAAAGTCGACGCGAACATCAAACGGATTAAGGTAGCCCTCGTCGACGCCACGCAAGTAGTTGTACTCGTAGACGAGCGGACCACACGTCAACTTTTCGGAACTTCCCGGAAAATCGGAATCTCGCGAAAAGTCGGGGTCGTACATCACCACTCCGTTGTCGTTGACGGGCGTTGCGGTGAAAAACACTTGCTTGCGGATCGCGGCGTTGGAAAAGACGTGCGACTGGTACGAGGGCGCAACAACGTGGTGCGCCTCGTCGTAGCAACAAACATCGACGACGGTCTCGCCCATGTTTTCGAACAAGGTGTGCATGCTCTGGTAGGTGACACACACGATCCGTCGCGTGTTTCCGGTGCCGTCGTCGCGCGTAAACTCGTCCCACCTAAAGAAGCGTTGGATCGTTTCGGGCGCGGTGGTGGCGCCGGCCTCCGAAGAAACACAGAGTAGGTGCGCGGCGTCGACGTCCCCAAGGTACTGACGCGTGAACTGGTCGATGAGCGCGAGCGACGGGAACACGTAGACGACAAGTTTCGCATCCACCAGAAAATTACCCTCGCTCATGATTTTGGACTTGCCGGTGCCGCAGAACATCTTGACGACACAACGGTTGTCTGTGCACTCCGCAATCGCAGCGTCACATTCTTGTTGGTAGTACCGCATCATCTTAAAGTTTTAAAGTTGTGAGACGAATATATGAAGTCTTTTTTTTATTCGTTTAAAAAAATACGCATATTTTATGTTTTTATGCTTTTTCAGTCGCGTCCTTACTTTACCAATAAACAACGCAATACTACTACTATTCAGATGCGTTCTTCTATGATCTTAAAAAGTAAAATTACAGCACTTGACGCGGTAATTGTGCGCCACCACTTGCAACGCGTATGTTTGCTCTTGCGACGATCGCGCGCGCCATCTCGACGTTTGGACTGTTCATGTCCATCGTGTCTTTATCTTGACGTGACACCTGACGCGGTAATCGTGCACTTGCAACGCGTATGTTTGCTCTCGCGACGATTGCGCGCGCCATTTCCATTTCCTGACTGGTCATGTCCATCGGGTCGTGACGTGGCCCTAGACTCGGTAAGACCGCACCACAACTTGCCATGCGTACATTTGCTCGCACACCCATTGCACATGCCATAATCATCGCAATTTTGAGTTATAAGAAATCACAATAAGTAGTTTATTTTGTTGTCCGCTGTTAAACCGTTGATGGAACCCGAAAAGTTTTATTGTCATTGTGTGTGCGCGTCAATAAATCGCTCCTAGTCACCACCCACAACGTCATCATCTTTCGGAGAGGTCGCGGTGTTTATTAACGTTTGCTCCTACTCGTGTTGCGACGGGATACAGTGCTTCGTAATTTGCGGACGGTGGTACGCGTCTTGTTCTTGTGATTCTTGTGACTTTTCTTTGTTTTACTAGCTGTCTTGGACGATTTCTTTTGCATAGTCGGTTTGTGGTGGGGGGGCACATGTAAACACTTTGACATGTAAAATCCGTCGTCTTGGGCGTCGCGCATCTTAACCTCTGGCTGGTTCTCATCGCATGCATTTTTGGTATATTTAAAGCCCAGCTTCGTGTAAAACCCCTCGGCATCCGGCAACGCCACTAACTGTAGCATCCCCTTACCGGCAGTTCGTGCAAGCTCTTCCACCATGACCATTATTGACTTCCCAATACCATGTAGACCTTTACGACTACACACAATCTCGATGTAGTACTCGTTCGTTGTTATCTCCACCCATGCAAAGCCGCATATTTGCGTGCGCGTGCCCTCTCCCCGCAACGTTTTAGTTTCTGTACTTACCACAAACAAGTCCACATCTTTTATTATGTTCGACGCGTGTGACGATTTGACGTCGTTGCGACACGTGGTTTTAAACTGACGAAGCATGATTTTTGAAAGGCTTTCCGGTAGCGTCGATTGAGTGTATATGTGGATACTACACATTTTGGTCGTTTTACTATATCACCTCACAAAAAAAAGGAAAGAGTGTGTAATCATTTAGCGTTTATAGATGAGCTTGGTCACGACGTGTCCGTGGAGCTCCGGGCATATGTTGTCTTCTTCAATGGTGCGCGTGTCCAGACAAACGCATGTTTTCCATTTGAAATTAAGCAGGATTTGATTGAGCATCTCCAGGTTGAACGGCCGGGAGAACGTCGCCCGGTACGACCACCCGTTTTCCCAGAAAATCTCCTCGATCGCCAGCGTGTCGTTGAGCAGCCACTCGGGGTACGCCAAGTCAATCCGTTTGTGCTTCGGTTTAAAATACAGCCGTGTTTTGTTAACGTGCGCATCCAAATTGATAATCGTCGGACCCACTGTCTGCATCATCTATCTCAGTATGAATTTTGTGCTATGACAAACACCCGCGGGCTTTTGTTTTTATTTAATAACAAATATCACCACATGACTCAAGTATTTTGTGAGTAGTAATATAAAAGTTGCTCCAATGCCGCAAATCCACGTGGATTTTATTCGCCACGGACACTCGTGCTCCAACCTTGCGCAAGATCTCAGGGGCTTTGGATTGTATTACAAGTTTGTGGAAAATGACCCCGAACTTAGTTCCCTCGGCCAGGAAATGGCGGTGGTTGTCGAACAAAACATCCGTGACAACAATCCGCAACGGTTGGTAAGGCCGTGCCCGAACGAGCCCGGCGAAAGAAACGAACCGGTTAAAATGTGCCCGGACTACTTGTATTCCTCGCCGCTCCGGCGCGCCATTGAAACAGCGCACACTATGTGGCCCACTCAACAAATTGTCATCGCGCCGCACTTGTTAGAACACGGCATCGGTCACGAAAATGTGCCGCTGCCTCGACTAAAACAAGAACAGCTTTTGGTGCAACGCTACCCCGATCTACAAGGCAAGTTAGTACAACACACCATCGATTCCAAAATCGCCAGTCCCAAATCGCCCAAGGCGGCACGAAGCGTCGATGCCTATAAAACACACGGCAACCTTGAAAAATTTATAGAGTGGTTGCATGGTGACCTTGGAGAACTGCCCAGTACTGATGGTGACATTTTCGTATCGGTCGTGACGCACTCCATACTCATGAAAGGCAGTTTGGGGTTATCCGCTAAACCGAATAACCAGTCCATCTTCAGGGTAAGCTGGGACATTGACCGATGGAACAACACGCCAAAGGGTCTGAAGCTCAAAGGTCACGCTATTAAAATGTACAATGGACTGCATGTCGACCGATCACAGCTAATGCGCGGCAAGCAACAAAGCACCCAGTGCGAGTGGTACGGCAAATTTTAAACATTTATTGTTTATACAGATTGTACATACACGCAGCACGTGCGCGATGCCGGTGAAAAACAAAGCATACGTTAAAGCCTATTTAACGCGTAATTAAATAGCCTACAGAACCGAAGGCGATGCCGGTGAGCATCATCATCCAAAAAATTAAGAAACACGAAAAGAATGTGAAGAGCAGTAGGCCGATCATGAAATGGAGGTGGTCTTGCTTCGAGGAATTCTTGAGCTCCAGAATCAGGTTGTCGTCAAAGGGGCGCACCACTACACGTTCGGGCACTGCTGCTGCGATTTCGGCGGGTCTTGCAGCGCGCGGTTGTTCCATTCTTGACTGAATGCTATATAGATGTTATGAGCGGATGAAATGTAGAATGCTACCCTAACAAATAAAAAGAAAAATAAATATTGCCGGTAAAAAATGTGCTCAGATAAGGAAAAATGAAAAGCAGTAACAACAACAGCTACCGGTCGAAATTGCGTAGTTACACCCAAAGTCGACAGGCAACAACACACCATGCTAGGGTAAAAATCGGCAAGTGGCTTGCATCGCGCATCCGCTGCGTGTGCAGGAACACGACGGATCCAATAACGCTGGAAGACTTAAAACCGCCGCTGTTCAAACAAGTCAGTCCAACCACGGGGTACGTCTACGGCTTTGACCCCGAGGCGCTGAGCGACTACTTCATCGTGTCCAAGAAATGCATCCACCCGATCACACGCGAACTGTTGAGCGCCGTGGAGATTCGGCGGCTGTCCAAACTGGTGGCTACCGAAAAACGAACAGCGCTGATGGACATGTTCGTGCACCCGCCCCACGCGGCAGAGGCCACCTTGAACGACCAAATTTTCAACGACATTGTGCTGGTGGCGGTGAGCGCCATGCTGGACGCCGCGCGACGAGTGCCGGAAGGAGGAGGAGGGGGCGCGCTCCCCGCAGACATTAACGCAAACGCGCGATCCACCATCATCCAAAGTTATTCCTTTATTTTCGCACCACTGCTCCACGACGCCATGCACGACCAACAAGCCTTTTTCGGCGACACCAGTCAGTTTAGAGGCCGTGTACATGATGCCATTTACGACATCGAGGCACTGCAAATGATTGATTTCGCGACACACCACTTCGAACACACGCTTCTGCGCGTAATAGTGTTTCAGCTTCAACAGTTGTTAAACACGTAAACATTGAATAAAAAGAAAAAAAGGTGTTATCATAACATTTTGTTTTATTGGTATTGCGCGCACCAATCAAATAAGATATGATGTGTGTTGTGTGAGGGCGGTGGTGGGTAAGTTAGTTCGTACTAGCTAGGCGGTGACGCTCTCGCTGGTGAGCGTGACAGGCGCTTTCTTGGACGTGGAGCTTCTCTTGGGCTTCTTGCTGGTTGTTGCCGCATCGGCCGAGGCTTCAGAACTTGCAGATGATGCCTTCTTACTGGAAGTGGACGCGGACGGTGCAATGGACGCATCAGTTGCCGCGGCGGGGTCGGCGGACGGGCGCTTCTTGGCGGAGACGACACGCCTCTTGTTGGGGTCAACGGTCCAGTGGATGCTGTTGGTCTGTGTGGGCGACTCGATGCTGGCGAACTGGATCTGGATAAAGTACACACACCCCTTGACAACGGGGAAGAGGAAGCTGACCGAGTTGTTGTACGCGGTGCCCGTGCTGGGCGCAGCAGCCGCGTCCGTGGCCTCTGGCGCTGGCGCTGCGGGGGCGCTGGTGGCAACGTTGGCCCACTGGTACAACCCCTGAGGCTTCTCCACCCGGCCGGCGAAGCTGCGGAAGCCGATGGAGCTTGAACTGGGTCGCTCGGACACGGTGTAGCTGGCGAGCGCGACGCTCTCGTCTCCCTGGACGATGGCGTAGTTGTTGTTTCCGTCGCGAACAAAGTGCGTGTTAAACATCGGGCAGGACATGTTGAGAAGGGGTGAGAAGTAAGATAATGAGAGTCTGGAGCGGCGCGCGCAAATGCAATTTAGAAAATTTTTTTTATAAACTTTTATGAGAAGGGGCGAGGGGAACACCCAGAAGATGCAACGAAATCGTTGCGAAAGATGCAACGAAATCGTTGCGACGAGTGCGCAAAACATGCAACAAGCATGCAACACATGCATGCAAACAGGCGACGGAAAGGCGGTGAGTAGGTACGTTTTTGAAACTTTATTTACAATGGTTTAGTTGTATGCGAAATCGCTGGTGTTGAAGAGGATGGGGTCGGCGTCGGGGTGTTCGAGGCGGGCGGCGTTGAGCTGTTTGCGTCGCACCTCCACGTCTCGTCGCGCCTGTTGCACGCCGCACAGGTTTTTGCCGACGGACTTGCGGTAGCCGCTGAGCGGGTCCTGCACCTGGCGCAGGAAGGAGCTAGCGCCGTGACCGCCGAGCAGCTGGGAGCGGATGAGTTTGCCGGTGGTGAACAGCGGCAGCCCCGTGTTGGGGTCGACGGGTCCGCCGATTTCGCCGTTGTTCTGGTTGTCGTTGTCGCCGACGCCGCCGCCCATGTAGGGCATGAAGGTCTGCAGCCCCATGATGTCGCTCGCGCCGCCGGGAGTCATCATGGCGGGGTCCATCAGGTAGTTGTTGTCGGAAAAGGAGTCGATGCTCGTGCCCTGGTTCTCCGTCGTCATGATGTCCATCTGCGCTTCTCCGATGATGGTGGAGCTGCTGGGCACCCCGGGCAAGTACACATCCTCGATCGGCATGCTGGGCTGCTGCATAAGCTGCGACTGCGGCATGGGCGCCGGCGCGTCGTAGATGGGCTGCTGGTACTGCGTCGGCGGGTACACGTACGGCCCCGTGACAATCTCGACCATTTCGTCGAACCGATTGGGGTGCTTATTGTAGATCGAGCGATTGGCGGGCTGCATCGAGTTGTCGTGGGCAGGCGTGCCGTAGCGATGAGCCTGTTGAGGGCTGTGGTGTTGAGGGCTGTTGTGAGGGACAGCAGGGGCGTTGTGGCGCGGCGGACTTGGGTGCGGCCGGGTGTTTTGGTGCTGCATCCTCGAGCGTTGCGCTCGCGCCATCATCGGCTGCTGCGGCTGGGTTTTCAATATATTGATGTTACACGAATCGGAATTGTTGCTCGATTTTTTGGTGCACTGGTAAATCAACAGCGCGACAATAGCTAAAATCATGACAATCACGATACCCATTAAGACCTTGAACGCCATGGGACACCCAGCGCTTTTCTGTTCAACAGCGTTCGAGGCCAGTCCTGGCCTACCGCTTACGTCCACCATTTGAATACCAGAAAGGTCAGGATTAGACATATTTTCGTTTTATTATTACGCAATATAAAAAAGTAATGAGTGAAAATGCTCGGTTTTATTGTTGGGATACGTAGCTCGCCGACGGATGGCAAAGCTGTGGTTTAAAATATAGACGACTAATTCAATTTGCAGTCATCTCGGCATCTTCGCTCGGCGCTCGGCTTGGGTCCGATGGAGAGGAGGGGAGCAGGGAGACGGCGGAACCGATCATGCTGGGGTCGGGCATGTTGCACTCAATGTCCTCCTCGATGTTCTCGCACTGCACGACGCCCGACGCGAAGGGGATGTTGAAGTCGAAGCCACGGGCGCGCTTCGGGAACACGAGCAAGTCGGTAGCCACCAGCGTCATGCCGCAGCCCTTGCTCACGAACCACAGCCCCGTAATCTCGACGATGGGGATAACCTCCGCGTGTCTCTCAATGTCCGCCAGCGTTCCGTGCCTCCACTTGAGCGGCGCGGTGGCGTTGCCCTCGCTCATCACGATCATCACGCGCGTCGCCTGGCCGCCCTCGCTGTTAATTTTAAGGCGCAGCAGCGGGTTGTAAGCGGCGTTTGACGGCGTCGTCAGCAGCGGGCGGTATAGAGCTTCCACGGTGGCCCTCTTCATCTCCTTCTTGAACAACATCACGCTGTTCTCCACGATCCAGTTCAGGTTCTGTTCGTCCAGTCTCTGCGCCCACTCGCGCAACGACTGCGCGGACACATCGATCTCCAAGTTCTTGCGCGAGCTGGCCTCCAGGCCGTCCTGGATGCCGAACGGGCACCGCAGTCTCTCCAGCTGCACCTTGGGCGTAGACAGCTGCGTCGACGACAACTGCATGTTCACGCTCATACCACCGTTCTTGTTCTTGCGCGGCTGCTGGTACACCCAGCCGGAGCTGTTCGCCGTGTTGTAATCGGGGCAGGACATGGTGCAAGGAAGACTGGAAATTGGATAATGAGGGTTTAGACAAACGCCCAGCGGTAAAAGTTCAAAATTAATTTTATTTCAAGTTTTTTTTTCTGTTCTTGTTGTTAAATCTAGCAACGTAAACAGGTGCGTTTCTTGTCACCGAATGCAGTCGGACGCGCCCCCAACAACTTCGATGACACAAACCGAGACTAAATCACTGATCGATTTCTGCGACGCCCAGCTGCTGCTGCGAACGTCCAAGGAGGAGAACAGCGCGGCGCTGAAGCGGCTACGCCAAGACAAGTCGGAGCACATGTCGGAGCTGTTGAACCTGATGACGAGTAAGCAGCTGGAGTGCGTCTCGCTGCCGGCAGAAGATGATGCGGGGTCGCAGTACGTGCGCATCGCCAAGGCGTACAACACACGGAACTTGACACCGTCGTTTATTCGGTGCACCATCCACGAGAACTACGACGCCATTCTGGAGCTAGTGGCGGCGAGCAGCGGGGAGGATGACAGTACGGTAATAGCTGCGGTGGTTGATTTGGTGCTTAAGATTCTAAAAACGAGCCGGACGAAGGCGCACCCCGTTGTTGTGTTTTCAGATAAGAAGCCGCGGCACATCAAGGCGGAGGCCATTACCGCCATCTCGGGGGAGCTGGAGGCGGCGACGGAAAAGTACCGCGAGTCCAAGAGCAGCTACGAGTCCATGGTGGCGGAGCAGAAAGTGGCCAGCGCCGAGATCCAGAGCCGCGTGAACAGGGCGCTGCCGGCGGTGGAGCAGTACATGGAGAAGAACGACCAGAAGTCGCAGGCGATCGTGCTCTCCAAAAACAACAACATGAAAATGTTCCTGCGCCGCAAAGTGGTGCTGCAGCGGCAGCCCATCAAGGTGGACACGCTGCGGCAAGTTGCCCTGTCGGTCATCGGGCGCTTCCGGCCGGACGAGCTGCAGAGCCGCAAAGATGAGCTGATTGAGGAGCTCATCGCGCAGCTCGCCGAGCAGCGGCAAGTAGTGAAGCGCGACGTCATCAAACTGGACAGGTCGCGCAGAGGCAAAGAAGCCCTGGGTTCAGCCGATTAAAAAAAAAATAAACGTCCTATATTTTATTTTATCATCAATGAACAAACCAAACACAGCGCGGTTTCGGCGTCGTCCTCCTCCCCCCACATCCATTACCATGAATGCATCGTCTTCCGAGTTCGAACTTTTTAAAAAACTAGCCAACCCGATGAAAACCGACTTTTCGTCCGGCAGACGGCCCAAGAAGTCGGCGATGAAACAGTCGTCAGCGGTGAACAACAACCAGAGCATCTTCAAACAGGCTGTCAGCCAGAAGAACGAGGAAACCAAGGAGGAGCCAAAGGACGATCGATCCAGAGCTCGCGCCCCGTCGACTTTCAACGACACCTTTTCCGCCGTCAAAAGCAAGTTGCTGTTCGACCCACCGAAAGCTGCCAGCTTCATCGACGCCCCCTCGATCGCGCGTAGCCCACCCGCGGGCGAACACAGCACCTTTGCGCCACCGGAGCGCGCACCTAGCACCTTTGCGCCGTTCTCCGTCGTGGGGGCTGCACCGGCCAGTGGTGGCGGTGATGGCCGTGGTGGCGGTGATGGCCGTGGTGGCGGTGATGGCCGTGATGGCGGTGACGGTGATCGCGGTGGCGGTGATCGCGGTGGCGGTGACGGCCGCGGTGGCGGTGACGGCCGCGGTGGCGGTGATGGCCGCGGTGGCGGTGACGGCCGCGGTGGCGGTGATGGCCGCGGTGGCGGTGATGGCGACGCGGACTACGGCGCGCGGTCGGAAAGTGCGGGCGGTGGTGGCGGTAGTTACGATAAGTTTAACACCCAAAAGGCGGAAGTGGATGCATCGTTGAAGGTGGAGATCGCGAGCGAAAAACAGGGGTTTTTATTGGAATTGTTGAAGTTCAAGAATCAAGGGATCGATATGACGCGAACATACACCATGGACGACGAGTTGACCGATATACAGTTCGAGTGTGATCGCATCCGGACGCACCTTGAGACGGTGAACAACGTCAACATGATTCGTGACGGGCTGATGTTTGTGTTTCAGGGCATTGAGTTCGCGAACAAACAGTTCGGACCCGTGCTGCAGCTAGACGGCTGGTCGGCCAACGCTCGCAAAGACAAACAAAAGTACAACCATGTCATTGAACGGCTGTACAAAAAGCACTGGCGGTACGGCAACATGACACCCGAAGTCGAGTTTGGGTGGCTCATCGCCAGTTCCATGTTGATGCATCACTTTAAAAGCAAATTCTTGGGCGGGGCCCTGAAAAGCAGTTCGACAGCCGACGACGACGACGAAGACACCAAAAAACCCGCAAAATCAGCCTTTGACTTATCTTCCATCATCGGTGGAATGTTACCAAAGTTCCCAGGCTTGTCGCAACCCAAAGCGCCGCTTCCGACATCTTTCACGCCCGCTGCATCCGGCCCTAACAACAACAGACCCGTCATGCGTGGCCCCACCAGTAGTTCACCCGTGCCCACCACCTCCCAGACACCATACGCCATCCCACAACAACAACAGCAACAACAGCAACAAATGCAACAGCAGTACCAGCAGCAACAGCAACAGCAACAGCAACAGCAGCAACAGCAACAGCAACAGCAACAGCAACAGTACCAGTACCAGCAGCAGCAACAACAGCAACAAATGCAGCAGCAGATGCAACAACAAATGCAGCAGCAGCAGCAGCAGATGCAACAAATGATGGCGTACAATCGTGATATGCAAAATCAGTTGGCGTCGTACAAAGAGGAGTTATCACGAATAAACAAGCCAGCGGCGGTGAGTTTGCCGGTTCGCGTTGCAAGTGTGCCTGTGGGGTTGCCGCGCGCGAGTGTTTCTCGATTTGAACCGGTGGACAGCAGCGAAGAAGACATTACCCATATACCAGAAGGAGATGAGGAGCAAGACGAAGAAAACGCCGAGCAGGATGACGAGACGGACACTGGCAAACAGATCAGCATACTGGGCACGGTCAAGTCAAAAGCTAAAGCGTCGTCGTCTTCACAGAGTAAGCGTAGTAGTGGTAGTTTAAAGCCGTTGAAGTTGGCTTTGAAGCTGTGATGTGTCGGTGAATAAAAAAACCAATAAAAGTTTGCTCTGTATAATATAAACAGTAGTAGAGAAGACGCGCCATGACTAAAAAGTTCAAACACAAGTTGCAGCCGCTCGACGTGGAAGAGCTGTCGATTCTGCCACGGTGGTACCGTAAAACGTTTTTTGGCTCTTTAAAAGATAGTGTGTTTGGCAGGCGTGGCGTTCACGGCGACGGCTCGTGTTTTTTCCACGCGATTTGTGCGGCGCAGAACACACACAACTACCTGTATGTGAGCACTCGCAAACAGCAACTCATAGGGCACAAGTTCAGATGCGCCTTTAACAGTCACGTGACGCAGGAGCGGTGGGTAAGGTTCCTGGCGCACCACAAAATCAAAACGAAGTTAACGCTACACGAACTGGAGAAGCAGTTTTGCAAAAATTCGCACTGGGCTGACGAAATCATGATTAAACTGGTTAGTGACGTGCTGCAGCTGAACCTTATTTTTATAGACACACAGCGAGGGGAAATTTATTGCGGCGTCCATGGCAGGGACACCGAACCACTGATTCTGATTTTGTGGGTGGGGCATAAACACTTTGAGCCCGTGTTTCGCGTCAAGGACACCAACAGTGGCAACCAGACAGTAGCCGCACAATTTGTGTTCAGCAAAGAAAACCACGACGACGATGTTATTAATGAAGTTTTTCGTAACTACGACATGCAGTGTCGCGACGACGACTAATAACACAACATAATGCCACGGTAATGCCACGGTAATGCCACGGACGTGTCGGCTACACGCTGTCGTCAATCGCAACAAACTGTCCCCAGTCGTCGTCATTGTCCGAGTCGTGGTCCCTCTCTGGGTGCACACTGCTTTGTCGTGGTGGTGCACTGCTTTGTCGTGGCGGTGCCTCCTGTGTCTCCTTTTTTGTTTTCAACGTTGTAAGTCGTTTATACAACCGGTAAATCGCGGCGAACACACGCATCATGAGCCACCACGGGTATAAAATGTCGGGATTGCACATTTCGGTGAGCAGTGGAGTGCAGAAATGACCACCATTAAATTCGATGAGATTGATAACATTACTAAAAACATGGATATTTATTTGATTTTTGGTCGGAACTCAATGTGAGCTACTTGCGCGGTGTTGACTGTAAATAAGCAGCAAGTGTTCCTGTACCGGACTGAAACGTTGCGAGGGCGGACTGCATCGGCAGCACGGCGACAACACTTTGTTTCGCGTGTTTACGGCCATTTTTTTTAGGTAACGTCTGTACGCTTTTAGCTGCTTTCGGCTCGCTCACTGTGTCAACACTCTCCACTTTGCTCGCAACAAACTTGTCGAACAGTGTGTTGGTCGTATTGTTTTCGGTGGGGCCCACTGGCCTTGTTCCCGTCGTTGCACCCGCTGACCCCGTTGCACCTTTTGCCGCCGTTGCATCTTTTGCCGGCGGTGCAGTCCCGGCTGCATCCGTTGCCGCCCCCTCGGTTGCGGAATGCTCGGCCAGTAGTGGTTTGCGGAGGCCGCGAATGGCGTGGGACGTGATGGGTAAGAACAGTTCCGACTCGGTCCGTGTTTTATTCTCGGTTGTTGAATTTTGGCGTGTGTTTTCCTCCAGCACCATCGAGTAGGAGATGAATGGCGGGTTGAGCAGTGTGTTGCGCGACACCAGCGACGACTTCCTAAACTGGGCAAGGGTGAGATGGCCGCCAAACAGGTCCAGAAAGATACGCGGCGGCGCGGGTTCAAAGGTGAACACGTCGCGGGTATCGAGCTGGAACACGTCAATAACCATTTGTTTGAAGAGCAGGAGCATCTGCTGCTGGTCGTACGTGTTGCGCTCCAGGATGTATGCCACCGCACAGTTGCATGAACAGAACACACCAAATATAGTGTAGATCATGTTTTGATTGTTGTTCGTGTGACGAGACACCTTGGGGATCGGAATGGGCACCGTGTCGAAGTGGTGGCAGTCGTGCCAACATACAATAGATGTTGACTGGGGCCAAGTCGCGTCATTTCCTTGGGCGTCACTTCCTCGAACTCCACTGACGTACTCGGGGAACAACGCCAGCGTTTCACAAAACAGTTTGTACGGGGTGTGGTTTGCGTGCCTATCCATGTCGCGGCGCGCGGAGGAGCACACCACCTCGATCGTTTTTGTGCGGTCCGGGAACTCGCGCTCCAGAAAGATGTTCACATCGGAAAGGGTGTCGTGCCTGTTGTTCTTCGATGTGCGAGTCGCCATATTTTATAACTACCAAACGTTTTCACGCCACGTTCAAGTTGCCAATGAATTCAACAAAGGATACACAAAACTATGTGTCGATTAACATCAAATAAATTTATTTATTTTTTTTAACTACCACACACACAATCCTGCACACACAATGCTGCACACACAATGCTGTATGCAAACTCTACGATCTACGTCACAGCTAGTTAAATCTAGCCAAAAGGTCATGAACTGTCGTCAAATGTCGTCAAATGTCGTCAAATGTAGTCACACGCAACGGCTACATTGTTACTGTCCACCCTGAACGGTTTGCCGCACCCGTAAATCAAGTCCTCGCTTATCGTCTTTGTACATTCCTCCTCGCTGGCGTGTGGATTCATCTGCGTGCCAGTCGACTTGAACGTCGCATGGCGGAAAATACGACAGTTCAAGGCTTCAATGATTACACTGGCGCTACAGTGCGGACATTCCACGATTAGTTGTTCCATTTACACCTTTGTCCACATTTTAAACGCATGCCACAGGCATTGGACCTGCCACAGGCATTGGACCTGCCACAGGCATTGGACCTGCCACAGGCATTGGACCTGCCACAGGCATTGGACCTGCCACAGGCATTGGACCTGCCACAGGCATTGGACCTTATCGCGTTGCGGACAAAGTATATGGTTACACGATTAAAAAGTAAGTAACGAGTCGCTCTTTCTCGTTTGCAGGACGGAGCTCGCCCGACGCAATCTGTTTTTTAATGTCATCAATCTGTGATGACACAATAGTTTCAGGTAAACCAAAATCACCGGGCAGCGAACATTGAGCGAGTGTACCGGCGAACGGGTCGCTTTCGTCAAACGCGTTGTGCGATTCAATCACGCCGTCCATATCATCCTGCTATCCACTAATAAGACCCTTTGTTTTTTTTGTTCAAACCGTAATTCGCGAACCCTCTGGTGAGATATGAGGCTGCCCAAGCACTCACTCTCACTAAAAAAATCTTGGCTGTAGTATAAAGGTTATACAACATGTCCAAACAAAATCGATGCTCGAAGGGTGCTCGAAAAACAAAATCCGGAAAGTGTTCACATACCCGACGCAAAAAACAAACTAAATCAATGAAGCAACGCACTAGTCGAACAAAATCGAAAATCATCCACAAACACGTGTCGGTTCGTCGCAAATCGCCGTCGGTGCATCGCAAAAGTGCGTCCGCGTCCCGAACATCTCCAGTACGAGACTTCACACACAAAATGGGCATGCATGTGGAGAACAAAAAAATGTGTTGCCAGGGTTCAACCCATAGTGGCGATGAGCTGCAAGCAGCACTGAATACCCTGTGTTTTGATAAAAATGCAACGCCTACACGGGCACAGATTAGCACACATTATGATAAGTGTATTGTACAGGTGGACCCGGAAGCAAATCGCACCGACCCTCGGGCGGAGGAGTTTGCTCAAAACGTTAATGACGCCCGGTTTATGCTCGACTCGAGATCGCCGTCTGTCCGTCCCAAATCGCCGTATGTCCTTCGCAAATCGCCGTCTGTCCGTACGTCTGTCCGTCGCAAATCGCCGTCTGTCCGTCGCAAATCGCCGTCTGTCCGTCGCAACTAGCACACACATGGCACCTAGCACACATGGCACCTAGCGCACACCTAAAGCGGGATTGTTTTTCCTACACAAGTCTTGTATCCACGATTGCTTACATGTTTCTATAGGTATACCTTTACCGGGAAACGTTTCCCCGCATAAATTTGCACGACTAGGATCACATACATAACGCGAGTCGCAATCTTTTGTGCAATCGCAGTCCTTTGTGGGGAACGTGCCACTGCCGTCATACACTCGTTCACACGTTTTGGCTCCCTTCTTATACATCAATGTGAATGTGGGACAACTGTTTTTTTGTTCAAACCGCAACTCGCCGTCTGGAGATGAGGCCGCGGCTACCCAAGACCCTCCCGCCGCGCCAGCCGCCGCAAACGATTTGCACGCCGAATCATCGTCGTCGCACGTGCCCGATGACGTGCCCCACGTGGCGGGACTCTGCAGCGGGCCGCACATGAAATAAGAACTGTACGCCGCGCTGGGCGCCAGGTCCGCTTTCGCAACACGGGCGACAAAGTTTTCTTCGTTGTCAATAGTGTCGGCGGTGGTCCCCAGCGGCAGTGCGCGCGGGCAGGCTACGACACGGTTGGCTTCATCGCACGGCAGTGGCAGTCGCATCACCCGCGGGTACGACTTGCCCACCGGCATGCACGTGTTCTGTTGCGCCGCAGCCAGGTGCAGCTCCGCCGGATGTTGCGCCGCACAGTATGCGTCACTGCGCGCCTGGTCGTTCGGGTACCACACACAACCCGTGGGCTCGCTCCACATCACCGGCGGTAGGGCGCACTGGTCCGCGGGACACGCAATCTGGGCGCACACCTCCTCGGGGAACGGCTCGCCCGTGACACACAAACTCACTTGCTCCGACCGGCTGTCCGACGTGGCATATGTGTTGTTGCCAGGCATGTCACCCGAGCCTGCCGCTCCATCGGCGATCCGGTACGCACACACCGTGTAGTTGCACACATCGCCCACCGAGATTCGGTCCACAAACGCCGGGAGGCTGTTCAGTGCACCATCCGCGTCACTCAGAAGCACCTGCTCCACGCCCCCCACGCTCTTGGTGACGTTGTACCGCACAGCCACAGCGGGCGCCGCCCACGCTACCAGCACAAACTGAGCATTCAAAGTGGTGTGCTCCACCAGCGGGCACAGGTCCGGCGGCGCCAGCGCGGCACCGTACTGCTTGCTGGATGCAAGGGTGCGCACGAAAACAGGTAGTGGCCGAGGCAGCGGGGACGGCAGAAACGAAAAGGCGTTGTCGCTCTGGTATCGCGCGGAGGCGGTGCTGTTCAGGGACTTTAGATGTACTATCCACTTGTTCATAAAGGCCTCGTCGGAGAAATAGTTGTCGGCCAGCTCAGCCGAGGGCACCGGGTTCATCGCCGGATCACCCCCGTCCACCGTGGCGGTGGCGAGGGGCAGTGTCATCGACGTCGGCGTTTCACTGCTGAGATTGATGTCTGCGCCGCTGCCCGTGAATTCGAGCGTGTACGCGCCCGGCTCCAACGGCCGCGTAAAGTACACCTCGAAATCAAAACAGCCCTGCTCCCGCGCACCGCCCGCCGTGGGAAAGCTGCACTGCAACGATTCTCTTTGGAGGACTACATTGCCCGCGTCGCTCAACGTCCCGTCGCCGGCGGTGACGCGGTACCGCAGACGCAACACGGAGCCGGCCACCACCGGCACGTACGAGTAAGACAGCACGCCGTTGATGTGCGTCGTGGTACCTTTCACATCTGACGCGTTGATAACTTTCTGAGTGACAATCGTGATGCAGTCGGGATAGTTCCACGCCGTGTTGGGCAGTTGGGCGCACAGCTGCTGCACCGACAGAAGCGTCGGGTTAGCACATTTGCCGTCGAGTGTTACTTTGTGCAGCGGCGGTAACATTTTTACCACCGACGCGCTGGTACAGTATTCCGCGTCGCACATTTGTTGATCACAGCGCGGCGTTTTTGTTTTTACGCACGACTGGGTGGCGCTGTCGTACTCATCCCACGTGTCGTTGGTGTCCGGGCGCCTCGTCGCGAGACACAGTGTGTTTAGAGCGGGGACGTCGACGATGCAGCGACACACACCCGTTGCATCTTTCACCACCTTTGTGAACGGGTTGGTGACTTTGCCGGTACTACTTACCACGGGTGTCTTGCCCCCGCCGCAGGCACTCCCCGTTTTGTTTTTGGGTTTTAGGTACGCGTAGGTCACCACCAGGGACGCGATGAGTCCGAGCGTGGTGACGGCCAGGGTGAGCGTCAACCACTTCACCTCTTTGTGGTCGTGTAGGTATTGCGTAAACGCGTTGCTCTTGCCGGTAAGGGGGGGGAGCGGAGGAGGAGCACTTGTTGGAACAACCACGGAAGTCATTTTTTTTGTCGGGCAATGTTTATAAAACTCGTTGTATTTACTTTACCATTGCTTTTTTTTACAGCCCTTACATTATAAACATAAAGAGCGACAATGTGGTTCAACATTGCACATATTTCTTTTCTGTTTACATTGCCCGTAATGTTGTGGCGGTGGGATTGTCGACTGGCTGTGGCGTACGGCTACTGTCTAGTCTGTTTCCTGTTGATGGCGCTGTCGACGTGCATCGCGTGGTACCGACGACCCGCGGTGTTCGCCCTGCCCGACCTTGGGCACGACCTGCTGCCCCAAATCTCCACCATCGCCGGCTGGGACGCGCACGTCATGTGCGACAACCTGCTGCGCTTTACGGTGGCAATCACGTTTGTGTTTATTCACCGGCATGCGGAGAGAAGCGCGATTCTGCGCCGATTCTTTGTTGTCTACGGCAGTGTGCTGGCCTTGCGGTCGTGCACGCTGCTGATGACCGCGCTGCCCGACCCCTACTTTTTATGCGCCGCCTCGGCTACTGGATCGTCGCGGTGGAGCGCCATCCCGTGGCGCGCGGTGCTGGCGGACGTGTTCGCGCTCTTTGGCCCCAGCGAGAAGAACTCGATGACGTGCGGCGACCTCATCTTTTCGGGTCACACCGTTCTTTTCGTGCTGTGCGCGCTAACTTGGCACAGCTACGACAGGTGCACGCGCGGCGTCAACCCGACAAAACTGCTCATCTGGATGTTATCGGTACTGGGCACGGTGTTGCTGCTGGTGACACGAATGCACTGGACCATTGACATTGCGCTGGCGTACTACATCACCATCACGTCGTGGAATTTTTACCACAGCGTGTGTCGAGCGCTGGACCACGGGCATTACATGAAACCGGTCATCTACATCGACGGCGCGCTCATCTACCCGTTTATCGCGTGGCTAGAAAGGGGTGTCAACTACGCCACTTTTCAAAAAGAAAACGAAGAGGCGCGCAAAATAAAGAAATGAAATGAATCCTTTTTTGTTCTTTATTTGGAATGGATGGTATATGTATATACAACATGCGTGTGGTAGTGGTAAGTAGTAACCTGGTATTACATGCTCAATTCTATCAATCAATCTATCCAGCACCGTGGAGGGCCATGGTTTGCTGGATGATAAAGTCCGACGATTTTTGAAGTTCGCCCAGGCGACACAATACGATGATCAGCACTATCATGCACAGGAACATGAGCAGTAGCACCAGTAGCAAAACATTGGTGGTGAGCGTGGACGGACTGGGGTCGTACGCGACCGGGCTCACCATACCAACGGCACCAACGGCGCGACGAACTTTGCGCGGCCGCGGCCGGTCGTCATCCACATACGGGGATGCGTCCGAGTCCGCAAGCGACATCCGATACTGCACGGGGTAGTCGTTGGGGTCGTTGTAGTGCTCCGACATTTACATATATTATTACTATTATTATTATCCAATACAAACATTTACAATTAGCACCACCCCAGACGGTTTTGTTTAATAACTTAAAAAATGGGTGTAAACAGTAAACGGCTGACAAAATGATTCGAAACCACCCCCAAACTTTGCGGGCACGCACACCCCGACGCACACCCAAACGCACACCCAAACGCACACCCCGACGCACACCCCGACGCACACCCAAACGCACACCCAAACGCACACCCCGACGCACACCCCGACGCACACCCCGACGCACACCCCGACACCGCGCGCGCGCGACATCTCGAACACATCGTAAACAGAACACACGCCGAACAATCAACACAAATTTAAATGGTGGTTTAAATAAAAAACAAAAAGTAGCGACGGGCGTTGTTTTGGCGACTGCCCTTGCTTATACGTTACGTAAAAAACCGAAACCGGGAGCACCAGCAGCATCTGCGTTTGAATGTCTTCTACCAAAATTATCGGAAGAAGAAAAACGAAAACAAGAAGCGGAAAAAGTAGCAATATTAGCAGAAGCACACAATGAGCTTGAAAAACTAAAGCACGCGTTAAACCAAAAAAAACCAAATTCGGTAATACTTTTGATAGGGACAACCGGAGCAGGCAAGAGCTCAGTTGTAAACGCCTTAACAAACAAAAACGAATGCACTGACAGTAGTTCTGTAAAAATAACACGCGAGGTTTGTTTTGTTTATGATAACGACGGTAACTTGTACATTGAACCACACGGGTTGTTGGACGGAACCGGCATTTCAAATATCGTTTTAAATCTAGTTGCTGACATACTTGAACTTAAAGGATTAAATCTAATCTTGTTTGTTACGCGATCACGAATCACCGCAGATGTAAATCCAAATGTTAAAATAACTAACCGACTATTTCCAACTGTTCCAATCGTCATAGTTAAGACCGGTGCCGATGGAGACGACCCAGAAGGCCCACTTGTCTCTAGTGATATTGCTACGCCTTTAACAAGATTGTTTCTTCCTCGGGAAGTAGGCTTTGTTTTTGGAACATTTAAGAACAACAATGCATTGGGTGGTTTAATACCTACAAGTGTCGCTCGCTTAAAAGCTGAAATAACGAAATATAAAAGCCCCGAACCTATATTCGAACACGATTTAAAAGCCAGAATTGGAGAATTTATTAGCACAACCATAGGCGGCATGCTCAATATCTGGAAGGGCAGCGTGGATTTAATATCAAAATGGAAGCGCATGTCCGAAAATGATAAGCGTGTTTATTTATCGCGCGTTGACGGGAATGGCGGTAGTGGTGCCGGCGGTGGTAGTTGTGGTCTTAGTGGGGATAGCGGTGCGGGTGGTTCTGGTGTAAATAGCTAACAATCCATCGCGTGCATCCACGACGTTCAGGACGGGAGGGTGGGCGCTGGATGAAGCACCGGCGCGCAACGTCGGGCGGGGGGATGAAGCTTCCGGCGGCGTTCCGAACTCCCCGATGTACCGCACGGCGGATAAAAAGGTGTACAGCCCCAGCGTCTTCGGGTACTTTTCTTGTAGGCTATATCGAATGATCGAGTCGTGTAGGTGGTGGAGGTTCGAGTAAATAATGTGGAGCAACCGCAGGTCGTGACTCATGTTGGCGTGGGTGCTGTTGATAAAGTAATGCCTGTCGTCAAATGAAGCAATGTTGGTCAACCAGCCAAACCCCACTTTGTTGCCGCACCTGTTTCCCTTTTTGTTGCACTCTCTCGTGGCGCACACTCGTTCGTAAACATACTGCGACGATTTGTTGCTACCGGGCGCCGAAAAATACGAGCGACCGTAATCGATAATAACGGCTCTGTACCGACTCCTGAACGTCACGGCGCTCCCCGCCACTGTGAATGTAAATGTGTTGGAGGCATTGGTGGACTCGAGCAAGATGTTGTCGCCATGGAGGTCGTAGTGTGTGAACTCGTCCCGGAGTTGCGCGAGCGGAATATATATCTGTAGCAGTATTTCCAGCATGTAGTTCTCCATAAAATTACCCAGCTGTTGCTCTTGTTGCGCCAACACGGCAGTCATCGAAAAACTGGATGCGTTACTACCGCCCACCGCCTCTACCAAGATCGCGAGGTGTGTGGGCTCCTTACACGCAACTTTGAAATCAAAGGTGTCACCGGTGTGCAGCTGTAAGTACTCTGTTATATGCGGCCGCGCAGCTTGGGCGTTGGAACCGTTCTTGTTCTTAAGTACGTAACTGTACGCGCGGGAGGATTTGTACTCCAGTAGCGCGAACGTGCGCACAAAACACTTGTAGCCGAAGCGGTCCAGCACGTTGTTAATGTACTGACCTGCGAAATACTCGTACATTAAATTATCGGCTGACTCCTTTTTACACGACTTTAAAACATACGATCTACCGCTGCTGTCTGTCACTCTATCCACGAAGCCGTTGGCTGACGGTGTCCCAAAACGCCCACTAAACACCGCCTGTTCGACAATCGTCTCAACTACCCATTTCATGTCACGGGAAGGCACTGCCACTACAACACTATCATCATTAGTACCATTCTCAACTGCCGTTGAACCACCTTTAAATATTTTAGGGTTATCTATTTCATCCCCATTACCATCACCATCACCATCACCACCAGCACCAGCAGCAGCAACAACAGCAGAAAAATCACCGTCACCGCCACCGTCACCATCACCATCACTATGCCACCAATAACCATCACCATCACCAGTACCAGCACCAGCAGCAGCACCATCACCAGCACCAGCACCAGCAGCAGCAGCAGCAGCAGCACCAGCACCAGCACCAGCACCAGCACCAGCAACAGCAACAGCAACAGCACTATCAAAAGCTGTAGTATCAAAATCATAATCAAAAGCTAAATAAACCGGTGGTTTCAATTCTTGAGCTACACACCTTTTTAACACACCTAAAACCGTGTTTGTGTTTAAATTTGTTAGTTCAATTTTTATGCCTTGTTGTATTTGAGAGCAATCATAATTATCTACATTTATGTTTGAATGTACTGTAATGGTGCCGATAATTTTTTCTAAAAACGATTTATGACAAATTTGAGCAAAAACACGATTTCCAAATGTTAGAGATCTTTGCCACATCAAATGTTCGATTGCAGATACATACAATCTTACATATTGCTGTGCTTTATCATCGTCGAAGACAACCAATTCGATATGTATTGGTGATTGTGCAAAAATAAGTTGTTTTACACAAGTCTCTGCGATAATTTCTGTACCCTCCTTATCGGGAAAATTATAAAGTCCCATCGATATGGTGGGTATTTTTAAAATACTTTTAGTTGAATAATTTGCAGTTAAATCTGTAAAATCTTTTATAATATTTTCTACACTTGTTTTAAGGTGGTTCTTTTGACTTTCGTTGGGTAACTCACCTTTTCGCAAGCTAGGTCCGCTCGCATGAATGATATGGGTTATATTTTTTTTTGGTATTCCTTGAGTTCTAATAACATGTCCTTCTTTTAATTGAAAATTGCCATCTTTATCTTCAAAATTTGCTGATCTAATTTGTTCAATATGATCGATGTTTATATTCGACGGATTATTATCAATTTTTGTTAAATAATCGATATAATGTGTCACACTTTCTCTATAATTTTCCTTTGTTTTATAATTTGCGTAATCGTAATTTTGTATACTTCCTCGTGATGCTAAGCCTGGATCCGCAGCATCCCTTATTTGTCGGTGAAGGTTTGCGCCAGCAAGTTTTAGTTCAGGATTACTTGGATTTACAATGACGCAACCGTTACATTTGTCCAAAATATTACCTATTTTTACAGATAGTGTGGATCCGTTATTTCCGATTTTAAACTCACCATTAGACGGCGTCGGCCGAGTTTGAGCAACCAGGGGAAAAGGCGCTGTAGACTTCTGAGTTGTAGACTGAGGTTCTTGAGTGACCTGGGGAGACTTGTTGTCCACTTCAGCAATAGGTGGATATGTAACTTTTAAAAATTGCCGTTTGTCGTCACAGCAAGATGTCTCTAGCATTTGTTTCATTGCGGTATGTAGTTTGTGTTTGATGCTTCGGACATAATCATTTCGGTGGTTTGAGTCAGTTTTTCTCTGTGATGCCCGTGCCTTTTGATTTTCTGTCTGGACTTCTCTTACCTTTTTTCTGATGAATTGTGTACCTTTGGCACTGGAGACAAAGTTTGATATGTTTTCAAAATTTTTTAAGTGTTTCAAAGCGTCTGGATATGTCATGTTTTGTCCATTGTCACGTAATTTATTATTCAAATCTTTAATACGTGTACTAATGTCTTCTTTGATTTTTTCTTCCTCTCCTTCCCCTTCTTTTTCCCCTTCTTCTTCCCCTTTTTCGTTTCCTTCTCCTTCCTCTCCTTCCCCTTCTTCTTCCCCTTCTTCTTCGTTTCCTTCTCCTTCCTCTCCTCCCCCTTTTCCTTCTCCTTCCTCTCCTTCCCCTTTTTCTTCTCCTTTTCCTTCCTGGTCGTCTTTCCCGCCCCCGCTTATGATATGCGGATGCTGTTCTATGTCTTCAATATAATCGTCGCATTTTTCGATCAACTCTTTATATGCTTCGAAAAGTTTGTCGCAATTTTCTTCTTTCACCAAACCAGCGCACACCTTCTTTTTATAAATGAATTCAATCATCTTGTGAACAATAATACAAACTGCGTGCATAGTCTTCTTTTTAAAAAGTTTTCGCTGTTTTTTTTCTTTTCTTCCTTCCTTAGTTGTTTTATCTCGTTTTTGCGGTAAAAGCTTTTTATACCACAAGTAATAGGTGGACTTAATTTTTTTGTCTACATAAAAGATTTTGTTTGTGCCACCCGAAGACGCTGCCGTTTCCTCCTCTCCCTCCTCCTCTCCCTCTTCCTCCTCTCCCTCTTCCTCCTCTCCCTCTTCATCCTCTTCCTCCTCCTCCTCTCCCTTTTTTCCCTCTTCCTCCTCTTCCTCCTCTCCCTTTTTTCTGCCTTTTTTGTTTTCGTCCAGTTGCGTAAAATTAAATTTGTATTTCTTTAATTTTGTAAATTTCGTATCCTGATTTTGATTTACATCCTCCCATGGATCCATAAAAAACGCACTTGCACATTTTATACCTTCGATGCATGCCATTTGTTCGATTAATCCAGTCCAGTCGCTGGACATGCTTTGTTCCTCGTCTTTCGCTATGTTTCTTGTGATTTGACCAAAAGGTTTCCAAAATTCATCAAATGCTTTTAGTGCGTTGTTTTTCTCGTACATGCTATCCTTAAGGTGCTCTAATAACTGCTTAGTTGTGCGTGACACGAACGCATCCCAGAATTGAATGTTGAAATACTCATAATCCATTGGGATGTGTTCAACTCTTTCCTGCTTACTTCCATAATACAGCTCCCATTGAAACGTCTTATCTTTATCCTTGTCTCCACACTTTGCCTTGCATTTAACGCTGTTATTAAATGTATCCCATTTTTTTGTTTCGCCTTGTTGTCCAGTGCATAGTTTGTGTAGCCTCATTTTCCCTGTTTTCAAGTACATGGACAAGATGCTAACTTTGCTAGCATTAGTATACATTGAGTGCAGCTTACGTAATTGAAACCGACGTTCCAACCTTGTTTTATACTCAGTTTCTTTTGGACTCCATGCACCCTTTTTCAAAAAATCAGGATATCGAATGCACCAAATACGAAACAAATAGTCAATCAACATAGATCCGAACGTGGTACGCCCCTTGCGCGGCTGCTTCCTCTTCACTAATTTGGTAGAGTTTTTACTCTCTGGAACCATTGCTTTGCTACGACGTACAACGTTTGTTAAATTTTTTCCATGATTGCATCGTTCCTCCAGCACCGAAGGGGAGCGAGGAGGAGAACGACGGCGAGGAGACGCAGATTTTGCACGACGAGGCTTCACTGAAGCACGTAGAGGAGAATTGGAAGCAGAGCGGCGAGGGGTAGTACGGCGAGAAGAAGATTTAGAATGTGATGAAGAACGGGAAGCAGAAGAACGAGACTCGCTAGTCGACCGTTTTCTTGATGTCATGTTCTTTTTACATGATAACCAAGATTTTAATACACAAGTTTCCAGTTTATTTTTTTTATCCCACCGAAAAACACAATGCTATGTAACAACGCCATGATAGTGGTGAACGTGCGCGGAAGTGTCAGCGACCCCTGGGCGAGACGGGAGATGACTCCTTGTTCGCGTCTCATATGGACGACCGCCTGCTCCGGCGTAAACACAACACGCTCGTCCAGGACCCCAAAGTACCGCCGCCATATTTTCTGCTGGAACAGCGCAACCACGTCGCCGTGGACCAAGATGCCGAGCTCGTTGTCGCACGGAAACACACTCAGGCTGCGGTCCGTGAAGTTGGACGACGACCGCAGCATCGTGTGGCCATCTTGCAGCACCATGTTGGAGTGCACCTTGATGTGCCGCCCCCGCTTCCCCGGCTCGCGCATGACCCCCACGAATACGCGCTGCCGGATGAACGCGTCGGTGATGCCCAGCTTACCCAGCGTCGCGCGTAAATGGCCGATGGACCACTGCAGCTGTTTACCCGACGTCCAAGAAACGACAGGCGACTCGTCGATCTGGTACTCATTCGTCAGCAGTATGAAATGAAAACGGTCCGTGTTCTGGTGCTGGAACGCGCGATACAGACGGGCACACACCGCCGACAGCACGCTGTTGTCCGTGGACGCCGCGCTGATGCACACCTGCGACTCCATGTGGATGCAACTTCGAGCGCAATCGATCAGGTGCACAATTAAGCGGTGTTCCGTGACGCCGCCCGAAACCAGCGGGAACGGCGCGCTGCGTTGCACCACCGCGTGGAAGTTGTTCTGCGCAAAAGAGAGCATGGCGGGGGTGCACGGCACAGACACGCTGGTTTCGTGCCACGAGTAGTTCTGCGCCCCGAACTGCAACCAGCCCGTACGTTGGCTCGCCACATCGATGCCGCCGAGCATGAATCGCCTGCCGTCGACGCACACATACTTCTGGTGGTGGTTCGAGTAGTGTGTGTTGGTGCACACGTATTTGGCCGCCGCGGGAAGTTTGCCGTCGCCCTGCACCGCACGCACTTGCGCGCCCGGAGGCAGTTTTTGACGGAACTCTGCGAGCGGCAGGTTGCAGTAGGCGGTCTCCGGGTTGTATAGTATGTAGATGGGAACTCGTCTGCTGGATAAATCACGGAATAGAGAAAGCAGTGTGCGGTCGGAGCCGGGTAGTGGTTGTTTTAGGTCACACAAAAAGCTAGAAAAATAAACGAATTGCGTCGCGCTAGCAAACAAATGCATTAGTTCCGCGGCCGACTCCACGCCGTCTGCGCAAAGTCGAATCATAACTTCAGGCAATTAATTTACGCACACACACAATGTTTACTTTTACCACCATGTATGTATTTTTCATGCTATAAAACGCAGTATTAAACGATGCCGCGTTCGCGTGTTTCAAGCAACGTCTTAAAAAAAAGAAGAGAATAACATATAAAAACAACGGGGTTGTTGCCAGGATTGACACAACACATGACTTTTTTTCTACTTCCCGCAGTCATCCTCGGGTTTTGTGTGTTGTGCGCCGGGCCCTCGGCTGTCAATGTAGTACTCGACCATGTGGCAGTGATTGCCATGCTGTACATCTACTATAAGTATTACTATGATAAATGTAGGACGAGCGCTTATGACAGCGACAGCATAAAATCAGAAGACAGCTTGTATTCCAGCGATTCGGAGTCCGACTCGGAGCAGCCCAGTGCTTCGTCTTCCACCGATTCCACAAACTCTTCTAATGTGGACGACGCATCAGAGGATGTGGAAGACGCATCAGAGGATGTGGACGACGCATCAGAGGATGTGGACGACGCATCAGAGGATGTGGACGTCACAAATTTCCCAATTAATGTAAGGGGGTTCACGGTGCACACGCAGCAAGGCTTGGATAGAATTAATGATTGGTATAAGTGGCTGGATGAGGAGTCACCAGAGGAGCCGCAACCACCATTCTCAAACTCAAAGAATAATGCTCAAACACCGCCGCCGTTGTCTGCAACACACATTACCGTGAAGACGCGCCACTCGTTGGAAAACCTGCTGTACAAAGTGTATAACGATAATTGTATGTGGGATGTGCTGGAGCTCGACCCCCGCAGAGACACAATGGAGCCGCGGTTGAACCCTATCGTGGATCACTGGCAAGAACTCGTGCGCAAATTGTTTATCGAAATTGTGCGGTTTGACTTGTGGGTGGTTGGGAACATTGCACAAAAACAGCACAAGTACAGCTATGTTGTAAACACCCTGATTCCCGTGCTTCTCAACTACCCCGACATTTACACAAGTCCCCAGTTATTCCAGTTTGGAACACACAATCAATTCATGAAGGCTGTTATAAAAAAAATGATCGAGTTCGTCAACGACCACGGGATGCTCGAGTCACTGCTTGTCATAGCCAGCATTTTCCCACACTTGGTGCGCGACGAGTGCCACCCTCGAATAACAACGGACGCGTCGTGTCGCACCAGTGTGTTTGTTATGCAACAGCACAAAGATTTTGCACGGCTGGTCGGAAGAATACCACCCGCTCTGTTGCAACGCTTCGAGCTGTAGAGCTGTGCAATAACTAGTCTAGAGTGTTGTATTAATGTAATAATCTCACAGGTAAAAACAAAACTAATAAAACTAAAAAGGAGCCTTTACAGCGTTTGTGCAGATGCACGGCGAGGCGGCGGAGCAGGGCTGTTGCCAGTTACCGCTTATGGGCATACAGCGTTTGGAGTCTAACGTATTGCGGCGACAGTCCATGTTGCTCGAGCAGTACGTGTACGGCGAACTCCACAGCGGTGTTTTTGCGTAGTAGCTGTTGGGCACGCGCGCCGCGTACACCGGGTAAATTTGAAACGGAGTTTGGTACATTTACTTTTTTACTATATACACTTGTTTTTTATTTGTGGTGTTGCTGATGTTTTTGGCTAATGGTATCGTCGTGGATACAACTTAACAAATGAAACGTAATCTCGTTCATATCCGTCACCGGCCAATGCCTCTCCACATCTATATGCAGAAACGTCGCTGGTTCACCTCTTTGCGTTGTCAGTGCCCGCACCTTGCCGACGACACAGTAGTACTTCTTGTGCATGACAATGTCCACGGTGGACTCCTGTGCTGATTTGTAGAAGAAACACGCAATCGAGCCGGTGGTGTCGTTCATGACGATGATGTCCGACAGCGTGTTGCGCGCAGCACATGAGTCGGCCACCGCGATCATCTTGACAAACTGTTCTCCGTTGAAGGGGCGTAGTTTAAGCTGCGTCACCGTCACTGGGATCATCACTTAAAGATAAAATAAAGTGATCAAATGATGTGATTTAACATCAAGTTTATTCCTACCAATCAGTACACTTTGTGTGTTTTGTTTTTTTTTACAAATGAGTAACCGTTTCTTTAATTTCGCTAATGGCCAAGGAGTGGGCGCGCAATGTTTCCTTGATTTCATAAAAGGTTGACATGTACACCAAATCCTTTTCCCGCAGTTTATCTTCGAACGCCACAATCATTTGTCTTTTCTCGTTCTCGTGTTGTCGCACAATTTCAGCCATGCTCCAATTCGACTCGGCGACTTTTGTTTTTACAGGTAAATGGGGTTTAATGAGAGGCATTACGTCAGTGGCAAGCATCATATGTGGATATAATGCAGTAGGTTCGTAAAACTCATGTACGGATGATTCGCGGTACATGAGACACACAGGTTCGTCCATTGGCATTCTGTTTCGGGGTTTATAACTACGGCAATAAATTAATCGTCTTTATTGTCGTTGTACAGCGCGCTAACAAGAGACGTGGTAGTGTCGTGATATGTCACAACGGCAGCCGTACCAGCACCACCAGCACCACTACTAGTCCCACCAGCACCACCACTCACGGGTCTCGTTGCCCGACTGCCACTTGAATTCGTAGGCTTGTTCGTACGTGTAGGCGGTTGCACCGTCGCAAGAGGTTGCACCAGGGGTTGCACCAGGGGTTGCACCAGGGGTTGTACCGTCGCCAGGGGTTGCACCAGGGGTTGCACCGTCGCCGGCGCTGCTAAAGGTTGTGCTGTAGCAATGCATGGATGTAGTGATGATTGTATCGGCTGCGTGGTGTCTTCCGTCGTTGCATCATTTGCGGGTGTCTTCCGCCCGTGCACACTATGGAACGCTTGTATTGTTTCCTCGGCCTTTTGTATCTCTAATAAAGTGCGTTCAATCAGCAGATCAAAGGTAGCGGTTATGAGCTGGTCGCCCGCGTATGTTTTCCGCAAGTTGTGCAGCCCCCCGGTCGCCGCCTTCAGTTCGCGAGCCATACTCGTCACAAAGCCGATGGACGTCTGCGGCGTGGGCACCGCAAAGGCGTGGCGGTCACTGCCAGCCACTGGCGTGTACGCGTGCTGCACCATGTTGATGTAGGTGCCCAGTATACGAATGGCGTCGTTTATCACGCTCTTCAAGTCGTCCATGTTCACCCAGCGCGTCTCCCCCGAGATCCATCGGTAGATCGCCTGGGCCCACCCCGGCGAGTAGATGGAAAAGTTGTTGTTGCGTAGACACAGGCGCTCACCTTCACTTAGAGTGGACACTACTTTTAAGTTGATTATAACCTCGTCTGTTTTGTCAAGCGAATTCATCCAGAAAGCGGTATCACGAAAAAACAAATGAAAACTTGAAATTTCGACTTGGGTTTTATGGTTATGGAAACAAATTAAATTTGCAATGGCGGTCACGTATCCGTTTCGCACATGTTATTATTTTCCATCATACAAACATAAACCGAAACGGCTCAGAAACAACCGGTGTAACCAGTTTGACACGCGCATCAATCGACCCACATGAGCGTTTTGTATCCCCCCGCTACTCGATCGACCCACATGAGGAGCGTTCTGTATCCCTCCGCTACTCAAGCCGTGAAAGCCATTGTGAACAAAGACGAACAGGTCTCAACCGCCTGGTTCTTGAGTTCAGCCGTGGAGTGGAAACTGGTGTTCAAAAGGGCGGACGGGCTGTTTGAACACATTGGCCGTTTCCTCAACCAGGCAGACAGCTTTAAGCGTGTAAGCCTAACGTTCAAGCGCGCCGACATCTCCCACGCCGAGTTGTGTTGGACGGGCTGCTCCCCCGTGGAGTCGCACCGCATCGAAACGGATGAGTGGGATGCCGACGAACATGCAACCGTAAACTTTGAAGCCCGAGGTCTTTTCAAGTCCTGCAACGACTTGTTGTTGTGTGTGCGCACCACCCGCGGCGATCTGTACCCGAAAAAAGACGTGGATGTCCTGTTCTGGAATGGCTTTTTAAAGAAGCGAGATTATAAGGCGCGCTGGGTACAGTCCGAGGTGGGCGTCGGCTTTGGCTACGAGCCGGGACGATTCCTCCTGTGCGCACATGATGAGCACCACGACCATGCTGCACCTTACACGTACGTGAACGTGGCCGTGCATCAATACAATAGCGGATACACGGTCAACATATTACACAACGTGCTGCGAATCATGCAACCGGTTCGTATACACGCGCTCATGCTCACCGACACACGCGACATCCAAACTGTTGACCCCTCGCCAGCCCCCTCGCCAGCCCCCTCGATCGACGGACCTGTCACGCACCCCCCCAAGCCACCCATGGCCGCTGTAACCATGAGATTCTACTACAACGACATGAGTTTGTTTACCAGTGACAACCAAACATGGCTCCACGTGGATCTCCCCGTGCATCAAATGGAGGCAGGGTTTTTCAAAACGGTGGCGTTGGCCGAGGATGAACGCGAGGTGCAAAGCTACAACGTCGCCATGAAGCTGTCGTTCGACTTGCGCGACGCGACGCCAGGGACGCGGACGTGGCGTTTTGCCGATGACATTTTTTACTTCCAGTGTGGCGTGATGCGGAAAATTTAAAGCTGGAAGTTGTTATTATATTCTTTTGCAACTAACAAAACGCACGCGTTGCTTTTTGTAATTTACTACTCGACTACAAACCCCAACACAAACACAATGGAAAATGCGCTGCAAAAGCTACAAATGGAGCCCTTGGTGAACAAAGCCATCAAGGGGGCGGCGGTGGGAGCAGGCATCGGTCTGTGCTGGTGGGTAGGCAAGCAGTTGCTGCCGACAGCGCCCGAAACAACGCCCTTTCGCCAGATCAGCGCCGACGCCAACCAGCTGCTGGCTTCCGACCCCGAGATTCGGGTGCTATGTGAACGCTTCAAGTTATACGCGCGGTTCGACGAGGAGAGTTACGCCCAGCTGCTGCTCAACTGGTCCTACGTCATCAACCTCTACGTCCAGTTGTGTCGCGAAGAAATTAAGCCCAAAATGTCGCACCCCCGACTTGTGGCGGGCTACTGCAGCCAGATCGTGGAGGCGATTCGAACATTACGAGCCGTGGTCGCGTTCCAGACAAAAAACAACCCTTCCAGCCTGCGGGACTTTGACGAGATCGCAGCGGACTTCCAGCGAAACATTAATCAGTACACACACAACGTAACGAAAACTGTCGAGTACCTACAAATCCAGCAACACCCGCACTAACTACCGACCCCCCTCACTGACGCCTAACAGTTTTTAAACTTCTTGTTATCTATTAATTATACTATACATGTTTGTTTCAGATTGTTAGTTATGTAATACCACTAAACAACAATAAATAAAAAAATGTTATTATACTATACTAATTTAAGCGGGGGGGGGGTCGGTGCGCGATGCTTTAAATGTTGCGCGGGGAAAGGGGGCGGAACTCTTTCGTAATCGTGATGTTGCTGGGACTCAGTGGCACGAACTGCAGGAGGGAGCGGGCCGTGCTGTTAATGAAGTTTGTGCCGCGACGGTTGTGTGTAGTAGTAGTACCACCCGTGCTCGACGGATTAACACCAGCAACGGCGTTGGACGACGGTGTACTGTAATCAGCATGTGGTGTACTAAAACCAGCACGCGCTTTGTGCCGAGCGGCGGGGTGCGCGTGCTGTTGGGGCTCAAATAGGGGCGCCACCTGGTATGGACGCCCGCCGAGAGGCGCCACCTCCCCACCAAGAGGCGCCACGAACCGGCACGCGTCGAACATGGGCTCCACTGCCACGGGTAACGCAAACGTCATGGGTCGCACATGCACAGCGGACTCGGCACTTGCACCATCATCGGCACAATCAGCACCATCAGCACCACCAGCACCACCACGGGGCAAGGGGATGACGTCGCAGCAGCCCGTGCCGCCCGGCATCAACATGCCCATCATCAGGTTCTCCGTGACGCCGCTAATCTTGTCGTGCGTGCCGAAAGCCGCGGCGTTGATCAGCACGTCCTGCGTCTCCTCGAAGCTGGCGTGGTGGTACGTGCTGCCGCCCAGTTTGTGCATGCTGTGCCGAGTCATCGCCGTCAGCGTGCCCGACAGCGTCATCACATCCGCCAGCAGCTGCAGGTGCCGCTCGTTCACGTACGCGCCGTCGAACGACAGCACCGCGCGGATCTCGTCCATCAGCACGTGCTGCGCTGCCTCGATGCCCAGCACGTCCAGCACCTCGTGGATGTCGTTGCTAATCGTGCGGCACTTATCCACGAACTGCACCCCCAGCAGCGCGCGCAAGTTGGTGCCGTCCGTGTCCGCCATCCACTCCTTCACCCGCACCAGCTGCTCGTCCGCCCCCACTTGCGCCACGTCCTGCTGGTGCACCATCACCCGCCCCAGACCCGGCACGCCGTGCACCGGCATGTTGTCCAACAAAAAGTCATGAATCGTCTTTAGCGACGCGTACTCCAGCTGCGACCGCTCCTCCTCGTCGATCCCCCCGTCCGTGTCGCTCAGCAGCGCGTCCAGGTCGTCGATGCGCAGCCGAATGCACCAGTTCAACATGTTCACCTCGGAGCACATGATTTGCGCGGTGTCGCCCATGTACGCCTGCAGCGCGCTGGCCACGTGCTGCACATCCAGGTGGATGCTCGCCAACACCTCCCGGTCCAGCACGAACCGAATCAACCACTTGGTGTACACCGGCGGCGGCGTCGTCGTCGGACGGCACTCGCGGTACAGCATGCTGTACGCATCCACAAACGGCCGGTCCTCCACTATGGTCGTCGCCCACATGTCGCTGTCCAGCTGCACGCTGCTCGTCAACACCACGCGGTTCAGCAACGTGTACTGCAGCGCCGCCCCAAACGCCGCACTCATCTTTTCATTGGAGTTGTACGGGTGCTCGAAGAAAATGCTGGCCGACGGCGTCTTGATGTTGCGCGACGTGTCGATCAGCTCCTTCAGCCGCGGCACGCCCAGAGTCACCGCTTTCTCAGCCACCCCCGCCGTGTGGAACGTGTTCAGCGTCATCTGCGTGCACGGCTCGCCAATGGACGCCGCGCCCAGCGTGCCCACCATCTCCCCCGGCGCCGTCAACGACTTGCGGTACATGTGCACCACCTGCTCCGCGCACCACGCCACCGCCGCCACGGGCAGCCGGTGCACCAGCAGCAACGTGCGGAGACCCAGCAGCGAGCGCAGGTACGCCAGCGTCGTGAACGTCGCCGTACCGCGTCGCATCGCCCCAATCTTCGAGTAAGCCGCGCGCATCAAGCACGTCACTTGGCCGGGGCGCACCGCGTCGCTAACGGCCCCTCGCGCCACGCCGAACCGCGTCACCGCCGTGCCCAGCAGCCGCTGCACGCAAATGGTCACGAACACCGTGGCGTCGGGCGCGTTGTTCAGCTTGCACTTGGCGGCGCGCATCGCATCCCTGTCCGCGCGCAGCTGGCTCAGTTCGCGTCGCACCGCCGCCTCCCACTGGGGCCACGACTCAGCCGGCGCGGCGGAGCAGCCCTGCAGCTCCGGCCACGTGAACGCGTACTCGTCGCGCAGCTGCTGGTTCGACAGCGTGAAGGTGCGCAGCGTCTGCTTCTCCACGTACACCGCGTCGAAGCTGTCGCCGCCGTAGTAGAACTGCACGATCTGGTCCTTGGTGTTGCGCACCGTGTGGTCGTACCGCACCTGCAGCCCCTCCTCGGCCTTGACCAGTCGCCGCTGGATGTAGCCCGTCGACGCCGTCTTGACGGCCGTGTCCACCAACCCCTCGCGCCCCCCCATGGCGTGGAAAAAGTACTCCTGCGCCGTCAGCCCCGTGCCGTACGAGTTGGCCACGAAGCCGCGCGACTCCGCCGTGGTGTCGCCGCGCGCGTAGCACGGCAGGGTGCGGTCGTTCACGTCGCGCGCGATGCGGCCGCCCTCCACGCTCTGCTGGCCCACGCACCCCAGAATTTGCGCAATGTTCACCGCCGACCCCTTGGCGCCCGACTGCACCATGGTCAGCACGTTGTTCGTGGGCGCCAGATCTTGCTGCACCACCGCCCCCGCGCGGTTCAACACCCCCGTCATGAGTTTCGTCATGCACCCCTCCATGAGCACCGGCAACTTGTCGCTGCGACTCGCGCCCGCCAGCAGCTTGTCGCCGTACGCCAAGCACCGGTCGATGGACGCGTTCACCTTGTCGTGCGTCTCCCGCTGCATCATGCAGTCGCCAATGCCCACGCTGAAACCGCGCACCTGCATGAACTCCACCAGTATGCGCTGCGCGTCGCTGATGAAGTTCGCCGCCACGTGGTTGCCAAAGTCCTTCACCAGCACGTGGATGATGCCGCCGGCCGACGTGCCCATACTCTTCTTGCACAGCGAGCCCGCACACAGCACACCCCGCCGGATCACCACGCACCGCTCCTGCATGTCCAGCACGCCGCCCTTCGCCACCTCCACGCCGTCCGCCGTTCCGCTGCGCACCACCATCTGCAGCGAGAACACCGGCAGCAGCAGCGAGAACAGCTGCTTGCCCGTCCACAGGGGGCGCGGCTTCAGCACGGCGGGCGGCGGCAGGTTTAGTTGTCCCGGCATGCGCGGATCCACGAACAGCGGGTACTTGATGGGCATCACCATCTGCATGATCTGTTCGCGCGTTAAAAAAGTGTCCCTCTCCGTCAGCAGCATCACCGACACCAGCGAGTCCTGCACCAGCCCGATGATCGGCTTGTTGGACTGCGGCGAGATCAGCTGCGTGCGCACACACATGAGCTCTTGCGCTTCCGCCACTGCTTCCACCGTGCGCAACACGTGCAGGTTCATCTCATCGCCGTCAAAGTCCGCGTTGTACGGCGTCGTGTCACAAACCGGCAGGCGAAACGTCTTGTCCTGGATGATGCGCACTTGATGCGCCATAATGCTCATGCGGTGCAGCGACGGCTGGCGGTTGAACAACACCCAGTCGCCATCGCGCAAATACCGCTCCACCACCCACCCCGTCTGCAGCTTAAAGTCGTGGCTCTTATGCTGCTCCTTGTACAGCGTCAGGTCTAGCAGCGTGCCGTCGTGCATCACCACACCTGCAGCGCCGAACAGGTGGTCGGGCCCGTTCTTCACACGCTGCTGCAGCTCCGCCATGTTTCGCTCGTTCACGCGCTCGGGGTACGTCAGGTGTTGCGCGATGATGCGCGGCACGCCCACCTCGTGAATATCGTACGTTGGTGCCGGCGACACGACGGTGCGTGCCGAGTAATCGACGCGCTTGCCGCCCAGTGTGCCTCTGAACCGCCCCTTTTTGCCTTTGAGACGCGCAGGAACAAGTCTTAGCGGCCGGTTGCTGCGCTGGCTGCCGTTGCCCGTGGCCGCGGGCGCGCCTGTAAGCGAGTCATGGTGCATGAACTGCACGAGGTGCTGCTGCAGTACTTCCCACGCGTTTTTGATGGCGGGGGTCAGCGGCCGCATGAAGAAGGGTTGCGTCCCGGTGCCAGCGGTGCTAATGGCCGTTTCTAGCACAAGGTTGGCCTTGATTATTTCTTGAAGTTTCAGGGTGATGTCGTCCTGGCCGCGCGCACGACTACCGTCGGTGGCCATGATCGACGGGCGCGAAATGGGTGGGGGCACTTGTAGAACGGTGAGGATAAGCCATTCTGGTCGCGCGTACACGTGGTTGATACCCAGCAGCTCTACTTCGTCGTCTGGGATAAATTTGAGGATGGCGCGGGCCATGGCGGCGGTGAACGGACGAGACGCGAACTCGAACTCCTGCTCACTTTCGAACTTGTCCTTGGCGCGAAACTCCGTCTTGATTTGACACGACGCGCGGATTTGCGTGTACTTCGCCTGCGGCCCGTTGCAGTGCATGCAGAAGTGTTTGGTTTTACATAAATTAACCATCATGTTCAACCGGTCTTTTGGGTCGCAAGTTTGGAATCGGCTGTCGTTCGCCCGCGGGTCGTGCGCGCAGTCGATGAGCAGCCGCGAACAGAAGAAACAAACACACCGCAAAATTTTCACCACGATGTTAATCATGGACACGTGATACAAGGGCGCTGCCAGTTCAATATGGCCGAAGTGACCGACACAGCTCAGCACATCGTTCTTGCAGGTACCACACGGCAAACGGCGGTCGGATGTGCCCATGCGCAGGTCATTCAACCCACCAAAACTCGGGAGCTGGCGCACGTACAGTGTTGTCTTGGTGACGTGCACAACCGACTGGCGTTTCACTATTTCCGGATTCAAAAGTCCAAATTGGATGTCAGTGACGCGGAGCGACGGAACAGTTTCGAGTAAAGACACACACGTTGTCATGGAGACACAAACTAAAACTAATACACCCCAACAAGAAGCGTGCACATTACCGCGGTAGTATTTTATTTTTTATTTTTTACGTTATCTTCCTTGCGGAAGGTCTGCTGTTAGCGGAAGGTCTGTTAGCGGAAGGTCTGCTAGCGGAAGGTCTGTTAGCGGAAGGTCTGCTAGCGGAAGGTCTGTTAGCGGTGGAGTCGCAAGCGCTACGGGAAGGGGTTTGGGGTGCATCCGTGCAACCCCACGGTTTGCTGCACCATAATGGGTACTGGAGCGCCCTTCTTGCGGCATTTGGTGTGCCCGATTCCGAGTGCATGGCCGATCTCGTGGTTGAGCACGTACGCGCGGTAAGCCGGGAGAGACAGCTCTGATCGGTCGTCGTTGTACTCACGGTGCCACCGTGCTTCGTTGATAAAAATTTCACGGGTGTCCATGTTGCACACTGATAATCGTTTTTGCGCAAAGTCGGGAAACAGGGAATTCATTATGTGCTGCGGTGTTAGTTCAATAATGATGTTCAGCCGGCCTCGCGGGCGCACGGGGCGTGCCGTTGGTGCGATAACAAATGCGACTTTGTCGAACTTGGTCCATCCTTTGGGGTGCATTATAAGCGGTACAGCAATGGATCTGAACATGAGGGTGCTGGTGCGACAATCGGGGTGTGTGGCTAAATAAATGGTGTATTGTTTCATGCGGTTATTTAATGTAATGTATTATTTTATAGCTAAATAAGTAAAACACACCCCACGTCAATAAAATATGTCGTCGTCTTCGTCTTCGCGTTTGCTCGAGTACCGCCAAGTAAGCAAAACACTCGTGAACAAACTTCAGACAAACAGGTGCGCTGAAAATTACGATTTGTTGAACATCTACATGGAGGCTGTTGTGGCTAACATGCCGCCTGGCTTCATATCCATGATGGAAAACATCATAGGAGACGTCGAAGTGGCCAACACGAACAAACTGATGCTGGATGTCAAACAAATACTGCAGCACAACCGCGTGATCAAAGAAATGCAGAATGAAAACCAGATGTTGAAGCAACGACGCGGAGAGGAACACAAAAAAAAGCAGCAGGAGTTGTTGGTGTACTGCTGCAACAAAGTTGTGACGCCGCTGGTGGCAATTTTGTGTAAGGAGCGCGAGCACCACGTGCTCATCCTGGAAAACATAGTGCAGGAAATCGGCAAGATGGTTGGAGATGGGGAGCACCCCTTTTACAAAATGGCGCAACAGATCTATGTGGATCGAGTGGCGAGCAACAACGAGGGGATGGCGGAAGATGCCATCGTGTTGCAACAGTGCTCGTGAATAAAAGGCGTTCGAAAAAACCAATAAATTGAATTTATGCACAAATTAATAAACCGAGTACTAGATAAACCCGTCACCGATGAACCCAGCACCAGTCGTTATCGAGAGTGCCGTAAGTGTTACCAAATCCAACACTCCCCCCAAAAATGTGTTCACGACCAAAAATGCGTGGAAGTTTAAAGTAGCGCTTGTGATGTTGGCGGTAGTTTTTCTGTACTTTACCATTATGAAAATGAACAAAAAAAAGAAAGCAAGTTTAATTGTTACCACAGCAGCGCCCGCGGACGGAAAGGCCAACAACGATTCACGACCGCCACCCGAAAAAGTTCAATAAATAGACAATACCACTTGTTTATACAAAAAAAATGCAAAAAAAAAACCACCCAAGGTGGTTAAACCTTGGGTGGCGGGTTTGTTTTGAAAAGACAATTAGCACACGCGCACAACAGCACAATAAACACACGTTTTCATAATCTTACCTGGGTCGATGGGTCTTCGCTTGAATGGGGAGGGACGGTCGCCACGAGTCGTCGTTGGATGGAGGAGAGATAATGTGTGTGCGCCTCGCTGGACGGATGAGGGAGAAGAAGGTGCGCCTTGAGTCTTCACTGGGGTGGTGGATGTCTTCTTGAGTCTTCGTCGGTATCGAGTCTTTTTGAGTCTTCACTTGGGGGGTGGATGTCTTCTTGATGTGTCTCGAGGCTTGGCTGGAACCGTCTTCGCTTGGATGGAGGAGAGGAGGTGCGCCTGGTATTCGAAATTTTCGCTACCTTGTAGCCCTACCACCTCGTAACATAGAAAAAGACATGGAAACAGGGTGTCTGCACGCTACAACAAGGAATCGTCACAGTTTTAACGAGCAGAATCGAACTATTTACCTTTATATTTGGGTTGTGCCATTCTTCATGTTCTTGCGTGCGCGCGCGGATGTTCGCCTCCCGATCCGTCCGTGCCTCCGGATCCGTCCGTGCCTCCGTCATGTACAGCGCACAGAAGGTAACGAACAATACGTATGAACGTTGATTACAAATGTCGGTTACAGTCGGTCACGGTGCGTACGTACATGGGGATGCCGGGTGTTTTGTTTTTTTTATTCTTACAAACTATTTTAAATAAAGTTTACTCTTTTTTTAGTTTTTAAACGAACGGTTTGGACGCTTATCATTTATTCATAATCACGGCGATACTTTTTACATAATGACTTCGTTGTTTCTACCAGTTCAGCCCATTGACGAAATAGCAACCGAAATAGAGACGATGGATGCTTTTTTTAATCAACATGTTTTAAAAACGACACGACGCGGGGCAATACATGCGGATGAAGCGGAGGCAGCCGTCACAGTTGAGACCGCTAATGCATCGGCGGGTGTCGAGGGCGTGAATGCCGTGGATGCCGTCGAGGGCGTGGGCACGGCCGTGAAGGTCTCGACAGTTGTAAAGAAGAAGAAGGCGGTGCCCCTGATTGTTCCGGTGACTTTAAAAACCAAGGCATTACAAAAAAGATCTGGTGTTAAAGACAGCGGCAAAGACAAAGACCGCAAAACCCAAAAACTTCGGAAAGACGCGTCGACAAGAAAAACATTAACGTCGAAAAGAGTTCGGACACCGAGAGGGGTGTTAACAATAAAATCCAAAGTGGAGGACAACTACGCGTTTATTAAAAGCATCGATGAGTTGTTATTAAACTAAGTTGTAGGCAAAGTCTTTCAAATAAAAAGCGACGTACTAAAATCTACGCGTACAATCAAATGAATACCACGCATCCTCAAACGTGCCCACACCGAGTTTGCTCCAAGGGCTTTGTCTGTATAAAATACGCGCAGCCATGCAAGACAACAGCTGACTGCAAGCCTGAATCATGCTGCGTCGTTTTAGACCTTGACATTGTCGACAGCAATATTCCAGGGAGGTTACTACCGGAAGCCTCTATTCAAACGTGCGGTGACAGCTCCAGTCTTTATTGCGGCAGTGGCGTGTGCGGACGAACCGTTCCGAACTGGGATAACTACGTTTAAATGGAACTACGTTTAAATGGAACAAACTACGTTTAAGTATTACATGTCGTGTGGTGTGGGTGTCGTGTATATTTATCGCGAGCTAGTACTACTGCTGCTTTGTTTTAGCAGAACAGGCGTTGCCCCTGGGTGAGCAGGTCTGAAGCACGTTACTGCAGCACACAGGAGGCGCCGACGTGTCCGCGTTGCAACACGTTTGGCTGGCGAAGCAGTCCACGTCCGCGAATGGAGCAGTGGCCGCACACTTCACCATGGGTTGGTTCGCCATGCACGCGTTGGATTGCGCGCCACAGTCGGATCCAGGGGAACAGCAGGCCGGCGCGCCCTCACTCTGGTTGCAGCAGCGCTGGTTGGCTTTACATATTACCGCGTCGAACAGTTGGTGCGGATCTTCGCAAATGTACGCGCACGCCTTAAGTTTGTCCATGCTCGCACAGCTGGTCGCCGAGCAATAGGCCGAGTAGATGTCGGAGGAGTTGGATAAGCAGCAGTATGGTTTCTCCGCCGGGCAGTCGCACTGCGGGTCGCGCGAGTAGTGGCCGTCAACCCATGCGCCCTTTTCGGGTGTAGCTGTATAGCACGGATTGTTTACGCAACACTTCGCTTCCAGGTCACACATGGTGGCTTCCGGGCAGTCCGTGTCCGCGTCACACACCAAACACTGCCGACAGACGCCGGTGATATCGCGGTCGCTCAACCGGTTGGTCGCGTCGCCACTCCTTTGGTTGATTTTGTTGGCATCTTTGGAGCAGTATGTTTTGATGGTGTTTGTCATCAGTACGTGCGGGTTCTTCTCCAGCAGCGCGTTTTTCTTGACATACAGTGCCCACGGACTTAATCCGGGGAGTGGTGGCTGGCTGATCCATAACGGCGTCGGCTGCAGCCCATACTTGATCATGCCGTACGAGTTATAGGCCACACAATCCTTGTTGGTGTCGCACGCCGCGCGCAACACCGTTTCGTTGTCTTGTGGGTGCATCGGGTTAAGGTCGTACCCGTACGAGTCGACCCCGGGCACTCGGTAGTACGGGTTAGTTGAGGCAATCGTCAAACAATCGGCGTCTGTCGCGCACTCCCCTTTTTCACAACACCCTTTGATGTTGCAGAACTCGTCTTTGTTGCGGCAATCCAGTTCCGACGTACACATGGCGCACACAGCACCTTCCCACGGCAATGTCGTGTACTCCCCGTTTTTTGTTTTTTGGGTTTGCATGGGGAAGTTGGACGAGAGCGCAAGCCTCATCATTTCCAAGTTTATTAAAGGTGGACAATAAAAATTAGTAGTCGCCACAATGTCGCAAAAAATGTAGCACTTGTTAGTTTCGATCCAACGACCTGTGGGTTATGGGCCCACCGCGCTTCCCCTGCGCCAAAGTGCTGTCGGCCCACGCACTTTGTGGAGTGTGGTGCTACTCGTCAAGGCACGTTTGTGGCGGCACACTATTAAAATTAAAGGCACATGACTCACCGGTAGTGACCGTACGACGCGGCCCGCTTGGCCATGCCGTTGTAGCTGGTGAAGCCATCGCTGGACTGGACGTTGCCCAGCGTGGAGCTGTTTATGCGGGGGCGAGCGGACGCGGCATCATCCTCGTCGATGTAGACCACTGTGGGATTACGCATCGCCCACAGCTCCGACGCCCTGTTGGGGATGACCTCGTACACAAGCACACTGCCTTGCTGGCGCGCCAGTCCCTGGTTCTCCAGCATCCCCACCGAAATGCCGCCCGGGTTGCCGTAACCGGCCGCAGTGCTGGGCGCAAACGGTCCGACCGCTTGCCTATAACTACCAACGTTGGAATTGGAGAGGCGGTAATCAGACACGGGGTAAACGTAAGCCATCGGAGAAAGTACTGCTATATATTTATTCTACACGAAGATATAAAAAAAACAGCAATGTCGTCTCACACGTTCACCTACACCAGCACTAGCACCGTCGGCCAAAAAACACAAAAACGCTTCCGCGTGCCGCCGCTCGACCAGACACAGCTCATTTCAACGCCGGACGCGACGGGCATCGCCGATGTGGTGGCCCTCAGTGTTATTCCTGTGAACGCGTCGCTGTGCAACACGATCGCAGTGACACCGCCGCCGTCAACATTCGACTTTCGCCAAGAGTTTGCGGATTTCCTCAGTCCCATTATCAATCAGGGCACGTGCGGCTCCTGCTGGGCCATCGCGTCCACGCAAGCCCTTTCCTCCCGGTTCGCCATCATCCGCAACCAGAAAGTCAAGCCGCTCTCGGCCGCCTACATGCTGTACTGTGCGCGCGACACCTTTTCCACGACCAAAGACGTCAGTTACGGCTGCACAGGCGGCTCGCTTGTTGACGCGTACTGGTTTTTCAATTTAAACGGAATCGTGTCAGCGGCGTGCTTGAAGTACGACGCGCTCGGCGACTGGGACCCTACAAGCGAGAGCAACACGGATTTACGGACGGGCACCGTGCGCACCAAGGAGGGCGGCGACATGACAGAGACAAGAACGCACGTGTCGTGTCCGATGCTGGAGTGCCCCACCAAGGAGGGCGGCGACGACGCGTCCGAGGAGCAGCCGTGGCTGTTCAAAACGGCCATTTCCTACATCGTAGCCGGCACGCCCTCTCAGAGCGGCGGCAGCGAGGCCAACATCCGCCAGGAGATTTGGAAGAACGGACCCGTGTCCTCCGGCTTCCAGGTGACACAAGACTTCTTCACCTACTGGAAGGGGCTGCTAGAGCAGTCGTTGGTTGGCGTCGCGCAGATCTATGTGCCCGGCAAACCTGACGACCTCAACAACCCCGTCATGGGTAATCACGCCATTCAAATTATCGGCTGGGGCGACATGCAGGGCACTCGCTTCTGGATCATCGCCAACTCGTGGGGTGCCACCACACAAGAGCTGCAAAACTACGGCAACAACGGGTACTTCATGATGCTGCGCGGCACCAACGCCGCCGCCATCGAATCCAACGTGGTGGGCGGCATGCCCAAAGTGCACCCCCAGGTCATTAGTGCACTGGGAACGCCGGCCTTTCTCAAAGATCGAGAGATGTGCAGCATCATCCGCTACGAAATCAACACCCAGACTCTCATGGCGCTGGATGCCGGCAAGTTCGTTTCGTTGCCCGATGTGCGCAGCGAGTACGAGTTCACACTGCCTCCACGCAGTGCGCTAAAGATTCCACAAATCAACGAGTTCACCACGTGCCCCGCGGACAGGCCCGCCAAGTGCATGTACACCGGCGCGTGTGTCGTCGCACAAAAGGAGTGCGGCATAATGCGCGCCACCGGCGGCAACGTGGCGACAAACACCATTGTGAACAACCAACTCGCCGGGTCGCGCGAGCTCCAGGGCAAATATTTGCAGCACCATTTGGCTCGACACGACAAGGACATGACAAGCGCCGCTCCCCTTTATTTTACGTCGTACGCATGGTGCCCCGCCAAGTCCACCACGTCTACTACGTCCACCACGTCTACTACGTCCCCCACGTCTACTACGGCGGTGGTGGTGTACGCGCTGTTGCTTTTCGTGCTGCTGGTACTGGTGGGTGTCATGGCCATAGTTATTATTAACAATAAAAAAACACAAAGAGGGGCGGCGCAAAAATAGTCACGGGGACATTCATTATATATTATACCAATTTCCGCACACATGTTTGCATTCATCAACTTTCAAGCCAGTTGTTATATTGATGCAGTGCTCGTGGCGCTGTTTCTGCCGTCGTACAACAACTACTTTACCACCATGTTGTTTGGACCATTGTCCACCAACACTAGTCTAACTCGAGCGCTGTTCAACGAGATGGAGCATTTTAAAATCGCAAGAAGGGGGTGGAAGTGCCAGGCGTTTCGACGCGAGCTCATGTTGTCGGCCGCAGAGTTCTCCAACCATTCGCCCCATTCTGCAGTGGACTTTGTGCGACACCTCTTTGCAAGTTGTGCCATCCGCGACACGCTCACCACCTTCCAGACCAGTACAACGCTCATGAAGCGCCGCGAGGAAACCGTGGACATCAAAGACGATTTGAAACAGCTCGTCAATGTGTGGATGGTGACACCCATAAGTCACAAATGGAACCACGCGAACGCGGACACGTTGACCAGCGCAGAAGATGTTGGCGAGCGCACCATGTTTATGCGCGACGCGACGCAGACCTCTTTCTTGCTGCAAAATATTCACGGTGACAGGCGGCGCATCAACCCGCCGGAGACGAGCTCCATCTTCCTGTGCCAGCTGTCCGCGGACGACGACGACGTCACGAAACGCGTGCTCATATCGCGCCAGTTGTTGCCGCACCTGGAGAGTACGGGCGACGATTATGAGGGCGAGGTGCTCGTGAAGATTAATGCCACGCGTCTACTGTCGTGCCCCGTGCTAATCATTGAAGTGGCTCGGCTGGTAACCTTTTTCGATGCCCGCACGCGGCGCACGGTGCGGCAAAAACAAAACGCCACTGTTGACTACGGCGTGTTTGACTTTGTGCTGCGCGAGTGGGTGCTAAACATTTTCGGCAAATATTATCGCTTAGTAGCCGTTGTGTGCCACCTGGGCGCCAACACCAGCAACGGCCATTACGTCACTTTCGCGGAGAACAGCGAGTCGCAGTGGTATTTTCATGACGACATGACTCCCGGCGGAAAGCTGCTGCCCATGGACGCCGAGTCGCTGGAATCGTCGACCACGCTGCCGCATCCAGGCACCACCGGAGAATTGTTTTTTTATGTCCCGTGCCATGTATGAGCTCCACATTCTACAGTCCCACATACAACTAGTTCAAACATTTGAAAACATTCCAATTTATTCTAAAACAATAAACCAAACATGAGCAGTGCTTTGACCTTGCGTAATAGTGTTAGCGAGAACGGTACTACACCCACCGACCACGATGCGCCACCGTCCAGTGCGTGCAAAAGTTACGTTTATGTGTGGGAGCATAACAACCAGTACATCGCGGCGCATGTGGTGAACCACGCGCTGCCCATGCAAACCACAGCGTTTAAAGCCATCAGCATTTTGCTGAAGATGGTTATCATAAACTCCCTGGATTGTAGCGGTACGGCAGTGGATGAAGTTTCGCAGGTACAGGAAATCGAGCGCGAAAATGTCAAAAATGTTATACTGCTGCATTATGTGCCGCATCACCGCGTGCTGGACTTGACGCTGCTGGACACGAGCGTCGCAGCTGAAGAAAATACGCCGGCGCTGGCAGCACTAAATGAAAGTGCGCAAAACAACGGCATCCACCCGTTCCTCGCCGAGATGAACGAGACAGTCAACGCCCAGGGACTTAATGGAAAAATGTGTATTGAATTACGCTACGACAACGTGTCGGACATTGCGGACAACACGTTCTCCTATGTCTTGGACGCCAAACAGCCGCTGTCCCCCACGCCGGAACTGCAACTGTTTCTCGACTTTGTGAAAAACAATAAACAACGCTAATTCAATCTATCTAAGTTCATTCATACCAAGAGACGCTCATCCACTCGCCTATATAAATCCTGCATTTCGCTATCCATCGCGTACTCGTCGTACACGTCCATCGCCGCCTGATCGCGCGCCGCGGTTGCGTCGTCTGCATTATCCCTGGTACTGCACTGCACAAACGCGGATGTGAGTTGGTCGCTGCTGTCCAAAAACTTGGCTCTCGCGAGTTCAAAGGAGAAGGTGCTCATGACAGCCGCATTGGATGCGATGGCGGGCTCCGATTGTAGCACATTTTCAATGCAGCGATGCTCCCGCATTTTCTTGAGTGCGTTTACAGGTCCAATCTTCGGTAGCGACGTGTTAAAGTCGGTTCCGCACAGTATGCTAAAGTCCACAAACTCCACGTACGACAACTGCAGCGCCTCCAGAATGGCGCTCAACTTTAATTCCAACAGGGGGTAACTACTGGAGCCCAGGTTGCGCAGTAGCACGGGAGCGCCACAAACCAGTGTGTCGTAGTCTTCACTAACTACAACATCTACCGACCCCTGCACCGCCAACCACGCACACGCTTTCTCCGCTTCTCCCGTCGCTTCGTAAAAGGGTATCGAGTGTGCAGCCAGTATTGCCTTCAAATTCACCGAGTGTATGGGCTTCACCACGGTCACGGCGGTGCGCAGCCGATGGATCTCCTGCTCCGTCTCGCGCACACACGCTAGCAGTTCGGACGCCGACGCCACTTGCAGTTCGGACGCCGACGCCACTTGCAGTTCGGACGCCGACGCCACTTGCAGTTCGGACGCCGACGCCACTTGCAGTTCGGACGCCGACGCCACTTGCGCGACGGATTTCGCCAGCGACTCTGTCAGCACGCTTATTTTGTTCTCGCGCAACTCGGTTGCACGTGTCGTCTGCACGCGGCGTTTGGCGCGCTCGCGCTCCTTGCCCACATGCTCACCCGCGCCGTCGAATATGTACACGCATCTTATGCCGTAACGTTGCAGCATGCGGTATTGACAAACGAACTTGTCCAGAAAGTTGTAGTCGTCGTCCAGCTCTTTGCAGTACGAGAATTTGTACAGGAAAATGGACACGTCAATGGCAAACCGTTTTCCGGCGTAGTCGCTTAATGTGCAGCTGGTGTTGAACAACTCGGGGTGTTTGTCTCGTAGCAGTTTGGACAACCCCTTGACTCCCATGCTTGCGTGCGTGCTTTTAATTGTTATATACAAAACGCAGCATCAGCAACAAACATACACGTGTGTATGAATCACAAAAATTTTGTGTATGAATCACAAAAATTTTTAGTATGTCTTCAAGCTTGACGAATGCGCGATTCGTTCCAGCCGGTTCAATGTGGGGTTGATAATGAGCACGCGGAAACTAAGCCACGACAGCATTCGATACAAGTAAAAGACGTACACGAAAAACTGGATTGCTGTTAGAAAGGCGTAGAAGCGTTGTTGCATCAACACCTCACAGTGGTAGGTGTTGAGTATCCAGAACTGTGATGATGTGCCCGGTGATATTTTTGCGCACATGTCTTCCATCGCAATGCCCTCCCAGAACCCCAAACCGTGAAAGGCGGGCCCTTTGAAGTACAGCACATTAAGCGGCTGCACGATCAACAACGCATGGGTTTTATACACTACATTTTCGAAAACTAAAAGCGCTCTATGCAAAAAATCGTACATATGCAAATGGACGGCAACAACTACCTGCGGCAACGAAACGACCCACGCAAACATTATTACTTACCTCTGGAATCCTTTATTGTATTACTCAGAAAAAAAAATATACCATCCATTAGTTAACACCTGGTTTTATTGACTAGACTGATATCAGGAAACACTATGCGGCATGACAGATGATGGCACAGTGGCAGTGGTGGCGGCAGTTGGGGTAATGGCGGTTGACGGGTTGAACACCACTTTGATGTTTGTCGGGTAAATAAAGACAGACTCGCGAGGGGCGCGTGACAGCTGCCGCCGTTTCTTCTTTTTAGTAATAGACGAGGGCGGCCCCTTGACGTAAACGCCGCCAGGAAGCCCGCCAGGACACGGCTCCAGCGGCAGTTTGGTAGATGTCGCTTGGTCTTTCTCGATGCTTTTGATGTTGAACTGCGCGTAGTCCAGCACGCCGTAACGCGACGCCCAGAAAAAGAAATTAAGCTGCCCCACCGTTGACTCATACATCACAGCGTTTTTGGTTGCGCAGTGCTCCATGGGTGTGGTCGTCGTCGGCTTGTCCATGTGGAAGTAGATGCGTTTACCTCGCCTGAACGGGTCAAAGTTCTTCCGCTTATGGTTCCACAACCAGCTTTTGTATGACCGGTAGATGTTCACAATCACTTCCGGACAGTTCGGCGGCTTGATGTTGTAAATGACTGGAAACTTTTTGGCGTAGTTCGTTACCAACCAGTCCAGCGCGCGCAACGACAGACCGCCGTCTTTCGTAATGATCGGCAACAACACGGTGCGCAGCTTCTCCACCGAAAAATAGTCCTGGATTTTCTCCAACGTGTAAATCTTCTTCTTGCACAAGTAGCCCTCCCACGAAAACCGACCCACGCTGTTCATGCTCGCAAAACTATGATGCGCGCACACAACCCTAGTGCAAACAAAATAAAATTTGCATTAAACTTTTTATTATTAATACGCATTAGTCAATGCAACTTTCATGGTAAATCCACCTCCTTCCTTCCGCATTAAAAAAATCGCGCACCCAAATGATGTCCGCCGAGCAGAGTCGCGTCGCCGAACATATTGCAGCAGGACTAAACGTGTTCCTCACGGGCGGCGGCGGCGTCGGCAAGTCTTTCATCATAAACTCCGTGGTAGCCAGCGAGCGGGACAAGGGGCGAGTGGTCGCGGTGTGTGCCTCGACGGGAGCCGCGGCTGACCACATCGGCGGCACTACGCTGCACTCGTTCCTGGGCCTCGGACTTGCGACGGATCCACTCCCGCAACTCATTGCAAGCCTTTCCCTCAAAATAAGACAGCGGTGGCAGCGCACCGACTTTCTCGTCATCGACGAAATCTCCATGGTGGATCCCGTCTTCTTCGACAAGGTCGACGGCGTCGCGCGCTTCATCCGGCGCCAACCCAGCGCGCCCTTTGGCGGCATACAGCTCCTCCTCTCCGGCGACTTCTTCCAACTACCACCCGTCATCGCGCCACCAGCAGGCGCCGAGGGACACGGGCGCAAGCGTGCCGCCAACACCAACGAGCCGCAGCCCGACACGCTTCTCTTCTGTTTCCAAACACGCGCGTGGACCGAGGCCGTGCAGCAGACGGTGGATCTAAAGTACTCGTTCCGACAGGCAGGCGACACGGCTTACTACGAGTTGCTGACGCGCGCACGGGTGGGAGAGTGCACCGTGGACGACATCGACTTGCTTGTAGGCCAAATCAACGCGGACCTGTCCGAGGCGGCGCGCAACGGAATCCAACCCACGCGAATGCACGCGCGCCGCACCAACGTCGATCTCATAAACGTTGAAAAACTCAAGGAACTCGGCGACGCAGAGGGGCACGTCTACACCGGCCACTTCAGCTACACCGTGCAAGCCAAACGAGGGCGCGAAGAGGACATCGCGCTTAGCTCCATTGACGGACCGTCGATCGCGCTTAGCTCCACGACACGCCAGGCCAAGGTGACGCAACTGCAACAAAAAGTGGCAGCCATGCAGGCGTACAACAACACACCCACCAAAATAGAGGTCGAGCTGCGCGTCGGGGCCCAAGTCATGCTGCTCTGCAACCTGGACGTCGCCAACGGTCTGGTCAACGGCTCACGCGGTGTCATCTGCGGCTTCTCCTCCGCCACCTCGGGCACGGCGCCGCCGCAACCCATTGTCAAGTTCGCGCGCGGCGACGCCGAACTGGTCATCCAGAGTTACTCATGGGAGTACAAACAGGACAACATTGGCTCTGTGTTCTTCAACCAGATACCGCTGCAACTCGCGTGGGCGATCACCATCCACAAGGCGCAGGGGCTGAGCCTCGACTGCGTGGAAATGGCGCTGGACAAATCGGTGTTCGAGCGCGGACAGGCGTACGTGGCACTGTCGCGCGTACGCTCGCTCGCGGGACTGCGGCTGCTCAGTTTTAAACCCGCGGTGATCGTCGCCCACCCGCTGGTGATACAGTTTTACAATTCCATTTCATCTTGATGCACTCAAATATATCCGTTGCATTGTAATACAAATTTGTTCAAACACTACTTTAAAAAAAGACCCTGTACAAGTATATATTATATATGCTGTCATACCGATCGCACTACGCTCAGGGAGAAATGGGTATACAAAACAGCAACCGGTTTGAAGTGCTGACTAGCACGGACTCGTCTGACGAGGAACATCAACACGACCACGCGCCGCCGGCATGGAGAGCGCCACCGCGCACGCGCCCTGCTGTCAAACCGTTAAAAAAGGCAAAACCACCCTGCACCATACAACAAACCTACCAGTTGATAATGGGCAGCGAACCCATTACTAACGCGCTCAGTGTAGCGGGCACGTACAGCTACACGGCCAACAACGTCTGGGGGGAGCCGCTCATTAACGAGAGCAACCACATGCAGCGCTCCGTCTCTTTTTTCGGACGCTGCTTCCAGTGCCAGTACATGTCGCACTCGCAAAAGTACTGCCCGCTGCAGCTGTGCACCAAGTGCGGAAAGTTCGGCCACTCGGACAACGTATGCGTCTAGCGCATGTAGCGCATCTACCGCGTGTTAAGTTCATAATCATAATATCCACTACTACGTTCATCGCTATCACTACTACTTTCATATCCTGCTACACGCTGCCTTTTCAGGGTTGTGGCCATGAAAGGCGGCGCCAACGACTCTTCGCTGCACCGCAACCCCTTTGTTTGTTCACAATAAGATCTTACTATGATTTTAACGTCGGCTGCAGTGAGGCTCGTTTTTGCGGGATTCTGTATTTTTAAAATGCCTAGTCTGGCTCCAGCTATTCCAGCCAGGTTTTCCATGTCACCCGCACTGTTTTTGAACAGCGTGTTCATGTTGTCTCTAACAGTGTCGGCCATGTACGCTGCAGCGGCGTCATCTAAGGCGTTGCTGATGCCGTACTGTTCACGTAAAAAATAACAGAGGAGCTGCACCAGTTCTTCGGGGGTGAAGCTTGCAAGCGCGATTTGATAAGGGAACCGACGCGGCATGCCCTCATTGATTTTCATAAAAGTGTCGTGCATGGCATCATGGTAACCGGCCGCTATCACGCAAATCGTCCCCTTCGTTTTATCCAGAAAATTTACCAGCTCTCCAATAACCTCCGACGAGTACGGGTCCCACCCCTTTTGATTGTCCCGCTGGGCGACCATATACGCTTCGTCGATAAAAAGCACGTTCTCAATGTTGGAAATCAGCCGAGCCTTGGTGCGAGGACCCGACTGGCCGATATACTGTCCGACCAGATCCGGACGGGACACCACATCAATACTTTTCCGGGCGAGCAACAACCCACACGCTTTCAAAATGTTACCAATTATCTTTGCGAACCGCGTTTTACCCGCTCCCGCCGGACCTGTGAGCATCACGTTCAAGTGTGACTTCATCAACACCGCCGGCGATTTCGCCACCGTGTAAATGATCGTTCCGATATAATCATTCAGTTTGTACCTCGAGGCGTCCAGCTCGTGACCCTGTTGCTGAACTGCAGCCGCGTCTACTACTTCCGCGTCTACTACTTCTGGCTCGTTACAGGCTTTGAGTGTGTTTACTTCTCTTAATTCTCTAATCAGTTTCGCTCTGTTTTTTATCCAAAGTGTATCCAGTCTGTCATCACCGAGGACGTTTACAGAGGCAGAACCGAGCTGCATTGACGGGACGGTAGACAAATAATAAAGAGCACCAATATCACTTGGGGTAAAATCATCCACATCTAAAAGTAGTTGTCGCCCGAATTCAACAGCCCTGTCACTAATGCTTTTTTTTGTCGCACCTCTTCTAGCTACGTCCCGGGGTTCCAAGTCTTGCGGATTGATGCCGTCAGCACGTCTTACTGTCTCTAACCTGGCATCAGCTTCACGGAACTTTGTTGTCAAGTCGTCATGCTGGCGAGTAGCGATTTCTAACGCCGAATCTGTGGTTTTTTCCCGGTCCACTAATACTTTTAACTGTGGATAGGATGCCGCCTGTACTTTTTTAATTGCTTTAGACCGACGGAACTGATCCAGGGCGGTTGTTATACCGGCTTTGTCGGCTGCGCTGGCGGCTTCAATCTCATTGGTTATTTCCGCCCCCACCTCCTGCTTCAACCTTTCCAGACGAGCCACCTCCGCAAGAGCCGTAGGAAGCTGTGCCTCTAAACTTGCTTTGGTGTCCTGTGCACCTTGCAAGTTTGTTTTCCGGTCCGATACGTATTCCTTGAATAACGAGTATACGGCGTTGAGCTGTTCCATTTTTTCGAAATACTGCGGGAAGTTTTCTTGTTGGTTGGCGTACGTCATCTCAAATGTTATGAACCGAGGATCCGTTGCTTTCGCCGGTTTTTGTTGTGCCTCCAACCGTGATAGCGACGCGTTCATCTCACGCGCAAGTGTTACGATGCTAAGGATCATTTCCAGTGCATCTTCTTTAATTTTTTTCACTTTTTCGCGAACAATAAACCGGAACGAAAGTTGTAACTGTCGCGACAAGCTCCCGTTGCCTTCAAGATCGCGAAGTATGGCCGGGATAGGATTGTTCGGGAAGTTCCGTAAAGATAAACCTTCATCGCGGTCCACTTTCTCGTTCCACGGACGGCTATTTATGACGGCACCGCCCTTAAACTTACCACCGCCCTTAAACTTACCACCGCCCTTAAACTTACCACCACCAGTTGCCTTTGGTTTCGCTTGTTTAGCACCCATTTGGTACGTCTGCTGTTTTTATGTATATACTCAATATAATATTTTTACCATCGCGATGCAACCACGAGGAGGGGGGCGCGCGCGGTTGAATAAAGACATTACAACTTTTAAATATACCCCGGTGACATTATATAGAAGATGCAAACACAAAACGTGTTCGACACTATACAAGCGAGAACCGGCGTCGCACTATTCCCGCACCAGCTCAACGCCATCCAGTGGATGCAGCGCACCGAGGGACGTACCCGAATGGTGCCCGAACAGCCGCACGGCGGCATCCTCGCGCACGCCATGGGCCTGGGCAAAACCATCACGACGCTCAGCATGATCTCCATGCAGGGGCTCGGAGTCACCATCATCGTGTGCCCCAAGTCTGTCATCACCCAGTGGCGCGACGAAGCCGTCCGCATTCTCAACCTCGACGACGACCAAATCCTGCTCTACCACGGGAACACGCGCGACACCAGCTTCAGCAAACTGCCCAAGCCCGCCTCCTACCTGGTGCTCACCACCTTCGAAATCGTACGCCTAAGCATGCGGTCGCGCCACCCCGTCGGCATTCTGCACCGGCAGCAGTGGGACCGCATCATCCTGGACGAGGCGCACCGCATCTGCGAACAAAGCTCCAAAACAGCGCGCGCCATACGCATGCTGCGCGCACGCAACCGGTGGTGCATCACCGGCACGCCCTTCAAAAACGGAGTCACCGACCTGGTGGCGCTCTCCAAGTTCCTGCTCGTGCCGCCGTACTGCAACTCCACGTGGTGGCGCTGCCACAGCCACAACGAGCACAAGATCAGGGAGTGGCGAAACATGTTCGTCAATCTGCAAGACAAACGCGTGCTGTCCCTTCCCAGCATTGTGCACCACGTCCGCTTTGTCGGCGCCCAGGTCAACGAGGAACAACTGGTCGCGCACCTCAAGACCCTGTACACCAAACACGCCGCCGCGCCCGCCAAAAAAACACTCGTCGACAGCGAGAGAGCACTCATCGACACCGAGCTGCTCGCCGAGATTTGCAGTGCGCGCTTGCCCGGGTCCAGACAAGAGTATGAATTGCTCAAAATCATGCGTCTGCGTCAATCCGCCAACCACCCGCTGCTGCTCACCAACAACGCCAACGCCATGATACATCTGCTCGCCCAACAACTCGTGCCCACCGGCGGCACCATCTGCAACGCGTGCAATACCGCCGCGCCTGGTGCTAGGGGTGCGCTTCGTAGTGGAGGGAGCAAGAACAACAGTGACACGGACGATGACGCGACCCGACAATGTGCACACGTGCTGTGCCATCTCTGCGCCACGGACATGATCCTTTGCCCGTGCTGTCTGGCCAACATGCTCCCCGCGACACGAAACGCCGAGGGACTCGTGTGGAGACACAGCGCCAAGACACGCGTGCTCGCCGACTACCTCACCGCCGTGTTCGACGCCGATCCAGCCGCAAAACTCGTGCTGTTCTCGCAGTGGACGACGTGTCTGGACATGCTCGCCAGCCTGCTGGACTTTATGCGCATCCAGTACGGACGCTTCGACGGCCGCGTCAACAGCATCGACGAGCGAGCCGACATTATCAACACCTTCAGGGAGAACAGCGCGTGCCAGGTGCTACTCACGTCTCTCGGCGCCGGAGGGGAGGGGCTAAACCTCACCTTCGCCAACCACGTCGTCCTGCTCGAGCCCTACTGGAACCTCGCCGCGGAGCAACAGGCCATCGACCGGCTGCACCGCATCGGCCAAAAGAGAGTCACCAATGTGCTGCGTCTGCACGTGCACGGCTCCATCGAGAACTGGGTGCAAGAAATCCAAAACAAGAAAAACAAAGAACACATTCGACTGCTCTCGAGAGACGAACCCGACGCGGCGGCGCCCATCACCGCCTCGCCCGCCAAAAAAATCAAGCTGCATCACGCCCCCCAGGTCAAAAACAGGTTCCGCATCGATGCGCACACCGAGATCAACACCAACACGTCCAGCGCCGCACCACCACCACTTGGTCTATCGCGCTTCCTCTTACACTCCGACTCCACAACATAACACTTAGTCAGTACTTTTCTTAGCTAGCAATTAGGTGACACACACCCCACACACACCCGTAGTAATGAAATAAATTTAGTTTTTAAATATTAGCACCAGCAACTACTACTTTTTGTTTTTTAATGCGGTGTTTGGTCGGCCGCGCCGTGGAGCTGGTTGCAGCAACGGTGGCGCTGTACCGCTTGGTTTTCTTCGCGCGAAACGCCACCAGCTCCCGCTCCAGCGCGTCCAGATCCGCACACCACAAGTCCGCGGCCGACTGCGCCTGCAGCTGGACCAGTCGCTCCTCCAGGCCCCGGATGTCCTCCCGCAGCGTTGCCACCCGGGCGTGCGTCAACGACCGAAGTGTCATGTTCATCAAATACCCAAAATCAGGCGCCCGAGGATGGTCCGCGCTGGCGAGAAGCGTGTCGTAGCTCTTGGAAACAAGTTCGCTCTTCAGCGCGTCTTCGTCGCGGAACAAGTGGATGCAAATGGTGCCCGCGATCACCTCCGACACGAACCGCAGCTTGTTGCACTGCACCTTCTTTTCCGCCTCCAGCTTCACCAACATGTTTTGCTTGCGCCGCCCGTACAGTGCCAGTCGAAACGTCGCGTGCTCGCGAACGATTTCGCCCACCGACTCGTAGTGCCGCAGCTTGCCGTCCTCGTCGTGCAAGTGCATGTTGCTCGTACGGATCTCGTTCTGCATGCCCAGCACCGACCACAGCGCAGACGCCGCCAGCCCTTCGCCCATCAGTGCAGACACCTTCTCCTTGTCACAGTGCAGCACCATATCCACCGTCGAGTCCGTCCACAGCTTCTCGATCGACGTCACGATACCCGCACCTGACGAATTCGTCCTCTTGCGCTTCTTCTCCTCTTTATCTTTCCCACTACTGCCACTGCCACTGCCACCACTACGCGCCGCGTTGATAAACTTCTCCAAATCCTCCACAAAAGAGTGCGTCCACACCCCCACCGGCAACTCCGTGATGTGGATGCGGGAACAGTCCTCCGACACAGTCATGCATCCGCGCGTGCGATAAACGCCCTTGGCCTCTATAAACTCAATGGTGCCGCGGAAGCCACAGTACCACGGCGTCAGCGCCGCCGCACCCGCCAGCACGCCCGCGTCGTCCCCCGCAGCAAACAGGCGACACAGACGAATCAGGTCGTCGGGGTTGTACATCGGCACCGACGTAGCCCAGCCCGTGCCGATGCCGAACGCGCCGTTCACCAGCGCCATGGGAATCACCGGCGCAAACACAACCGGCTCGATCGACAAACCCTCGTCTTCCTTGTACACCAACACGTCGTCGTCCAACTTCGGAAACAGCGCGCGCGTCACGCTGTCCAGCCCCGTAAAAATGTAGCGGGCGGCGCTGTGCACCGACGGCGGATCCAGACGGGAACCGAACTGCCCCTCGGGCCGAAACAGGTTGATGTTGCTGACGCCCACGTGGTCCTGCGCCATCCCAATCACCGCCTCCACCAGCGACTGCTCGCCGTGGTGGTACATGGTGCACGACGCAATCTGCGCCGCCACCTGCGCCACCTTCACGTCCGACGTCACGTTTTTCGACAACAGCGTGAACAGCGCCTTGCGCTGCACCGGCTTCAGCCCGTCCAGCACGTTGGGGATGTTGCGCTCGTTGCTGTAGTTCGAGTACGGCAACACCTCCTTGTGGATAAAGTCGTGCAGCGTCACCGACGGCGCCGTGTAGTCCACGTAGCTCGCCGGATTGAAGTGCGTCGTCAGCAGCGCGCGCCTCGCCGCAGCATTGTCCGTCTGGAACATCTGCACCATCAGCGCGTCGCTCGCCGCGTTCCACACAATGTCCACCAAGTGCTCCTTGTACGCCGAGAAGTACTCACGCGCCAGCGCCGACGTGGACGTGCCCAGCCCCTTGAAGTACTTGACCGTGTACGTCGCCTGCACGCTCGGCTCCACGCTGCGCCACCACTCCTCGTAGTGCGCGCTCGCGTAGAAACAGCGCACCGCGGTTTTACTCGTCGCACGCACAAGCGGCGTCGGGAAACGCTGCACATACGACGGGTCCACCGCCAGGATCGACGGGAACAGCGCGTGGATCACGTTGATGATCAGGCCGCCAATGTGTGCCCCGTCCGGGTCCTGGTCCGAAAAAATAACCAACTTTTTGTAGCTCAATCCGTCCAGAGACGTGTACACCTTGTGCAGCGTCAGCCCCAAGATGTTGATCAGCGTCGTCACCTCCTTGTTCTTCGAGATGGACTCCACTGTGGCGTTGCGCACGTTGAGCGGCTTGCCCTTGAGCGCGAAGATGCCAAAGTTCGCGCGCCCCACCACCGCCAGCCCAGCCACCGCCAACGCGCGCGCCGAGTCCCCCTCCGTCACCAACAGGCTGCAACGCGACCCCGACTTGCTCACATTCGTCGCCGCGTCGTACTTGTCCGCGATCACCACGCGACGAGCCCCCGACGTCTTCGGCTGCGACCCCATCAACCGCCGCGCCGCCGCCAACTCCTTATCCACCACTTCCTCGTGAATGCGGTTCAGAACGCCCGTCGCCGCCAGCTGCTTCATAAACGCCACCGACGGCTGCCACTTGAAATCAAAACGCGACGCCGGTGTCGTCAACTTCTCCTTCGTCTGCGAAGAGAACTCGGGCGAGTCCACCAGGAGTTTCACCACCAGAAACACGTGCCGACGCACCACAGACACCGCGAGCGTAAAGTCCGCCTTTTTCAACCGCGTCCGCATGCACTCCTCCACGGCTGTGGTGATGCGCGCAAACCCCAAGTTCACGTGCGTCCCCTGCGAACACTGCAGCGAGTTCACAAACCCCAGGCAGTTGTCCTCGGAACATGCATCAGACGCCGCAACCGCGCAGATCTCCCACGAGTTCACGTTATGCGCCTCGTTCTTCACCACATCCAGCGCAACCGCCGGAAACGCTGCCGGCGCGAACACGCCCGCAAAGTCTCTCAGCGTCTTCACCTCCAACACCTTGCCGTTAAGACTCAGTGTAACGCGCCGCGCCGTGCACGCGCTCGCATCGATCGTCGTCGCCTCCAGCATCGTCCGCACGTCGGCGCTCATGCCATCGCCTCCACCCAGCCGCGCAAAGTCCAGCAAGAACGACACATCCGTAAACCCCTTTTTGGTCTTGAGCGGACGAACAACGGGCTCCGACGCGTGCGCCATGTTCGTGTCGAACGTCTGCGTAAACGTCAACGCCGCGCGCGGATCCGCCGTCGACACCGTGAACACCGAACTGAACACGTTGGTCGCCTTGCACCCGTAGCCGTTGCGCCCCGCTGTCCACCGAACACCGTCATCCGCAAAGTTCGTGCCGCTGCGGAAATGGGAGAAGGCAATGGTGGGCTTCCACGCCGCCCGCCCCTCGTCGAACACCACTGGCACGCCCTGGCCGTCGTTGCGAATGCGGATCCACCCCGGGCCGCCGGCTTCCGCGCAATCAATCCACACCTCAATTTTCTTCATCTTTTCGTCGCGGAACTGTCTGTCCAGCGCATTGGTGAGAATCTCCTGGAACAAGTTCTTTAGAGCGGGAGCGTACACCAGCGTCCGCTTCACCACCGTGTACTGCGCCACTAAAGACTGCGGGGAGGGCGCCGCGGATAGCGCTTTCGCAACGCCTTCCTCTTCTTCCCCCGCGCCCCGAACATACGGAACATTCAGAGCATGCTGAACATATACATGGCACACATGTTCGGCGTTCTTCGTGCTCCCACACAGCGTGTCCGGACGCAGCAGCAGGTGTTCACGATCTTCCAACGACACGATTTCTCCTTCTTCCGTTGAGAGCATGGTAATGTTATGTTTATGTTATGAGCCACAAACAAGTCCACAAAACAAAAAGGTTACAAAAAAGGTTTTACTTTATTGTTTTTACGGAAATATCTTTTCAACTTTTGCGAAAAAGGCGCGCACATGACTTTAGTTAATTCTATTTAATTCTACACGACTTTATTTGTGGGCGAGCAACCATGTATGCGCAATCACGCCGACTGTTCACCATGCGCCAGACACTGACGAAAATGCTGGGCGTTCGCGGCTACACTGTACCGAGCGACGTGGCAACAATGACGCCCAGCGCTTTTGACAGCATGTATGCGCAAAGCAAGGGCGCCGAGCACGACAACGACGACGTGTCGCAACTGGCGTTTTTCGCGGAGCACCCTGTCACAGGCAACAAGCTCGTGGTGCTGTTTCCCAACGACACGGACAGAAGCAATCTCGGCATCGCCCCTATTCGCAACTTTATTACCGTGATGCAGAAATACCACTGCTCCCATTGCATTTTGGTGGTGTACGAGAGCTTGACGGCGCCCGCCATTGTGATGCTAAAGGATTTGGAGACCAAGAAAGTGTTCATCTCTTTTTTCGCGGAAAATGAACTCATGTACAACATCTACGACCACGTTCGTGTGCCACGCCACATCCTCCTCACGCCAACGGAAAAGACCGAGTTGCTCAAAAGCCTCAACGCCTCCGAAGATCTCCTCCCCAAACTACAGAAACACGACCCCATGGCGCGGTACCTCGGACTGGTCGTTGGCGACGTCGTAAAGATACTACGCTACTCGTTCACCGTAGGACACGACGTGTACTACAGAATAGTTGTAGACTCGGAAGATTTCTATTGACCACTCACTCTCTAAACCGCCCCATATAACACCACTGAAAAATCTACGAGTAGTAATAAATGAATATTGGAAATAAGAGTACAACTCATAGCCCGCCACTTCTGTCGCTAAATGCAAATAAACCGAGGGCGGCACAAGACTGGAACCCGCAACACGAAAAACTGTTGAAACAGTGGGGAGAAATGGCGGCGGCGAACAGGTGGATGCATTATCGGACGCATCTCCGGTATGTTTCGCTCAAGATGTGGTTCACGCTGCCCGTCATCATACTATCCTCGTTGACGGGAACCATGAACTTTGCACAGAGCAGCTTCCCGCTCGAATATCAAACGATGATTCCAATACTGATTGGCATTGTGAATCTGTTAATGGGGATTATTACCACCATCGGGTCTTTTTTGCGTGTGTCCGAGCTGGCCGAGGGTAACCGAGTGGCAGCCTTGTCGTACGGCAAGCTGACCAGCAATATACGCGTGGAGATGCTGCTGCCACCGGACTGTAGAACAATGAGCGGCTTCGACTTTATTGCCCTTTGTCGCGCCGAAATGGACCGGCTCACCGAGCAGACCCCCGACATTCATCCACAAGTTGAGATTCAGTTCTTGAAAGTGTTCAAAGACGTTCTAGTCAAAGGCGATTCGGAGTTCTACACACCCGACATTATACAGCTACGTTCCGTGGAAATCTTCACACGCCGAAAAGTTGTCACCGACACTTCCAGTAACGAAAGTGACCATCATCACCCACACAAACAAAAACATGCATCTCGTCAATGGAAACCCGACACTATTGTCGTCGCATCCGTTGACGATAAGACGCATCCAACGATTACAGATTCGACACAAGTTGAATTAAATGAACTCCGAAAAAAACGCGTTGTTGCATCCAGTGTGTTTGCACATCAAGAATCACTCTTTTTCCCATCTCAATTTGGAGGACTGTCACCACCGCCGCAACTATTAGCACCGTTGCAACAATCACCACCGCAACTATTAGCACCACAACAATTACCATCATTGCAACAATCACCGCCCCAACAATCACAACCGCAACTATTAGCATCGCAACAATCAGCACCGTTGCAACAATCAGCACCGTTGCAACAATCACCTCCGCAACAATCAGCACCACCGCAACAATCATCGCCGCAACAATCATCGTCGCAACAATCAGCACCACCGCAACAATCATCGTCGCAACAATCAGCATCGCAACAATCAGCATCGCAACAATCAGCATCGCAACAATCAGCATCGCAACAATCAGCATCGCAACAATCATCGTCGCAACAATCAGCACCACCGCAACAATCATCGTCGCAACAATCAGCATCGCAACAATCAGCATCGCAACAATCAGCATCGCAACAATCAGCATCGCAACAATCATCGTCGCAACAATCAGCACCACCGCAACAATCATCGTCGCAACAATCAGCACCACCGCAACAATCATCGCCGCAACAATCAGCACCGCCGCAACAATCAGCACCGCCGCAACAATGAGCACCGCCGCAACAATGAGCACCGCCGCAACAATGAGCACCGCATCTATTAGCGCCGCAACAATCGGTGCAACAATCAGCACCGTTGCAACAATCACCGCCGCAACCATGACCACCGCATCTATTAGCGCCGCCACAATCGGTGCAACAAATACCATTAATCTTCGAATCACGGGTAAATTTAAGTTTATTATAATGTTTATTTTATTTGACAATAGAATACACGCTTAATATCTGTAATTTTCCAAACAGTGTTTGTGTTGTTGAATCATACAAAGAAACAAGCGTTGTAGCGTTAAACGGTTGCAGCGGTGGAGGTTCGCATTCTAACAAAAAAGGACTAGATGTAAAATGTGTTACGCGTGCTTGCACAAACTGCTCTGAGACAGGACACATGTAGATGATACTATTTCCTTGTACAATTACACCTTCCTTTAACACAGGAGTGTTCGCAATCCCTTCTTTTAACACAGGAGTGTTCGCTCTTGGTGTGATATCTTCGTGACCGGTCGTCGTCTCAATCTCCATTACCAAGGCGTCTTCGACGATTCCCACCGTGGAGTCCAACAAATCCAAAGGTGGAAACTCCTCATCAAAAAAGTTATAGTTCAAATTATAGTCGTAATCCAGTATGTCCGCATCTTGCGCCTTTTCCGCACACTGAGGCACACCGTTTTCTATGCCTTCCGCTGCATCCGCATAGTTAAAGGGCTGGTGAATCTGTAGATGAACGCGTCGGAATGATGGTATTCTGCGCCTAAAGTCATGTGTGGACGACGAACACGTATCACGATACAAGCTGACAGCCAGTGGTGCCTCCGCCTCGCTACTCCCGCAGCCCGCCGTAAACGCGCACGACACAAAAAAAACCTTTGCACGAAAAAAGGCCAAAGACGACTCACACACGGGCATCTCCAGAGTCCATGCGGCTCTCACTGGGTCGAATAGCGGAGTAAACGAACAAATCATGGTATCAACGTTGGGCGTCAAGTTGGCGGGTATGTGTCTGCTGTGGTTAGCGAGTGTTTGGAACCATTCTGAAATGGCGTGCAAATACGAAAATACGACACTCGTAGTTGTTGACGCCTTAGGTGTGAACGTTATGCATGCTACTGACACACTCGTAAAAGTATATAACTCAACGGGCTGGTAGACATCACACAACCCGTCCATGAAGCACGTAGATTGCAACATCGCTGGAAGCTTCATGATGTACGAGCGTGGTGCACCGACGGGCGTCAACAAATACAGATAGAAAACATGTCGTCCTGCGTCACATGCGCCACCTGCGTTATTCATACTTATACTGACGAAACAATAAATAAATGTAAAAAGTACATTGTAGCTTTTCGTTAAAACATCTATTAATACAAAATCATAAAAACCAAATCTTTTTGTGTATTTGTTCGCGACGGCCACCCGTTTGTCGCTCCAAACTCGTTGTCGACGGACTGGCTAGCGGAACCACTGGCATAATTTATTTAGTGCACAACTATAAAAGGATGACACTTTCTAAAACACAATATGGTGTAATTGTATTTCTGGTGGCGGCTGTAATTACTGTGGTTGTCATACTTGTGGTGTACTTTTCTTCGTCAACATCAAAGTATGCGTATGATGCAGTAAACAACACGTGCGTCAAGTCCAAAGCAGCCGATGCAACAACAAAAAGCGACTGTGAGTTAAAAATCAAAACATTGTTATACAACTGTGACGAAAGCACTGGCGTGTGCAACGTGTCTACCGCGTCTGGTGCGCAAAGTAAACTCGAGTGTACAACGAGTTGCAAGAAAACAGAAAAGTCACTAAAATATATATGCGACAGCGGTACGTGCCAGACAACAACATTAACGGGTCACGTGTCGGACACGCTGGCCGATTGCAATATAATTTGTACAAAAGTGGTGGACGATGTTTATACTTTTTTCTGTAATCCTGCAAACAAACTATGCGAAAAAATTAAGTCGAATACTGGAGCACCAACTCAGGAGAACTGCCAAAACTCATGCAAATGCAACGACCATTATAGCGGCGATAATTGTTCGGTGTACAACTTATCCTTACCAGAAGCTCAGCAGCAAAACTTTCAAATGGTGATGAATGTGGAAAAGCAATGCGTCGTGTTAGCACATGTTTTTGTAACAGTGGATGCGTTTACGGTCCCAAACGATTGTAACAAAATTACTGCTGACTTTGGCTGCCATGTCAAAATCGGTAACGGATCAGGTCAAGATTCGCTTTTGCCCGGGCTGGTTCTGATTCAAACATCAGAGTTCACCGATAAAATCCCCGGCATCAAAACTCCTGGGAACATTACCGACATCTCGCAGAGCAACGCGGTGAATACCGTCATGAACAATTCCGGCTTCATTGCAGGTTTTAACGGTCAAGTCCCATCGGAGAGTTTAAGATCAAACACGAACAAGGATTGTAAGAGTTGGATTATTGATCGCTCCAACCACACTAACTGGACAAGAGAGGATTATACTGTGTTACCCGGGAAGACGTACATTGTTGCGGTGTATCTAGGCGTTGCGACGAACGATACGATTTATCTTGACTTTAGAGATCGTGCAAACACAATCACTTTTCTGAGGTAGATAGTTGTTGTAGCGACCGCCGACGCTTCATCGCAAGCATTTGCGCACACGCAGTGGTTTGTACATAACCTACATTATTTTGGGGGTCGACGCGGAGGACACCAGAAAGCGTTGCGTTAATTGTTTTTACTAATATAAACACTATACGACAATTTACCGATGGAAATCCCTCGTATCGTTGTGTTACCGGTTCTAGTGTCCGTATGTTGCGTCGTCATGGCGTTGTGGTTGGTACTGCGCACGCCGCTGTTATCGAAAGCACGGCAGCGCCCTAGAATTCACACGTCGCTCCACGATCCCACGTCGCTCCACGGTCCCACGTCGCTCCACGATCCCACGTCGCTCCACGGTCCCACGTCGCTCCACGGTCCCACGTCGCTCCACGGTCCCACGTCGCTCCACGGTCCCACGTCGCTCCACGGTCCCACGTCGCTCCACGGTCGCGCCGACAATCCAGTTTACACCACCCCCAACAACACATCGAACAGGAAGACTAATCGGTTGTGTACCACCACAACTCCGGTGAACGCCACGGCAGATCATACTACTAGTTGTGGCATGGTATACAACCACCGCATGAGCACCGACTTGATCCTGCAGGGAGCGACAAACGAACTTCAAAAAGTGAGCGAACCGCGTGACGGACTGGGTCCGAATATCCCCGGCATCCCCGGTATACCTGCATACGCGCAAACTACGGCGCAGATGGAGGAGAGTCCGTGGGTGCGCCTCCATAAAGATGATATTCTCGAACAACGGGCGCTCGCACAAAACACAAGCGTGGTGGCGAACCGAGCACCGCTCTTGACCCCTCACGCGCCGTTGACCTATACCACCCGTTTGCGACGCTTGACGTTCCAGTCGGCCGCGCGCGACACCGTGCTCTACCCCTCCCCGGCCTACTACCGCATGAATCTTGCGGTCGTGCAGCGAAATGTCATCGGCATCGGCCTCAATCTGGCCGTCATTCCCGTCAGCGAGTACAACGTCAACATTTACACACAGTGGTTGGATATCGAAGTTGCGGGTGTCGTTTACTCGGTGAAACTTCCAGAGGGGAACTACGTGAATGTTCCAACCGTCCCCGCTAATAATTTCTCCGCCGCCCTCGAAGCTGCAATTGTTGCAACTAGTCCCGTGCTGGCCGCGTACACTGTCACGTTCAACACGTTGACGTTGAAAGTTGTAGTCGACACAAACGGCGCGCCATGCTCTCTCCGCTTCGGCACAGGTCCGAACGTAAATCGGAGTTTGTGGGAGATCATGGGTTTCCCACGGACCGACACCGCAAACCTCGCGGTTCAAGAGGGCGTCGGCACCGTGAATTTAGCCGGCGCCCTCGCCATCGACTTGTTCATCGAAGAGATTTCAAACGCCATTGATGCAACGGACAACGCCTTTGCGCGCATCGACCTGAACCGCGTCGGCACTAACGATAACTGCTTCTTTACGCCACCAGGCGACGGGTTGCCCCGCTACTTTTGGCCTATCGGTCGACTAACGTTTGTAACCTTTAATTTCAAGGTAAGGTGGACGGAGCTACTGCCCGACGGCACAATCATTGAAACGTACCGGCCGTACCTGTTTAACGAGCGACAGCACACACTGCGTCTAGACTTTGTAAGCAAGGAGTACAAGTCACCGTTTGAAGACAGCATCGAATTAGAAGCATCGGGGTAGTTAGCGGTAGTTTGCAGCATAAACACACCCGAGATACCACACTATTTGTAAAAATACAAAAATAATTTTATTTTTGATGCATGAGCGTAAAAAAAGAAAAGGTCCTCATTCCCCTTTTTCATTTCTAAAGTGTTAGATGACCAAGAAACGCGATCACCAGGAGGCGACGGAAGATGACGAGGTGGCGGCGGGTGCGGTGCCGGAAACAGATGAAGTGCTGGCTGAGCGTTGCGCTGAGTACGTAGAGCTGAATCGCCAAATCAAGGAGCTGGGGGCGCGCATCACTCTTCTACGCAAGAACCAAAAAGGGTTGGAGAAAAACCTGCTCGCCATTATGCAAACCATTAAGCTAGAAGAAATTGTAGTAGACGGCGTTAAGATCTCGCGCATTAAAAAACTTCAAATCGTGGACGAATAAACCATTTGTTACTTTGAAACCCATGTACACCCAAACGGCGAATCGTAGTATCAATGCTTTAGTTTACCATGCAATGGTCTTTATCAAAGTGCTACCGCGTGTGTGTGTTTTTTTCCTTATTAATATACAAACAACACACACACATGAATCGTCGTGAACTTGAAAATCGTGACCGTGCAGAACGACAACGTGAAGTTGAAGACTACCGACGTGAACAACAACAAAATATGCGCGAGTATAGAGGACAATTACAGTCTGTACTTCAAAATGTGCAAGAGCTGCGACAACAACAGCAGCAACAACAACAACAGCAACAACAACAACAACAGCAACAACAGCAACAACAGCAACAACAGCAACAGCAACAACAACAACAGCAACAACAGCAACAACAACAGCAGCAACAGCAACAACAACAGCAACAACAACAGCAACAACAGCCACGGTATTCGGACTACAGGTGCAACTTGCGAAAAATGCAATGCAAGGCGCGGTTGGCCAATGGGAATCGGTGTTCGAGAAATACGCTCAAGACAATACCGTATTGCTGGCAACACATTATTGCAAACTACGGTCTACAAGTGAAACCGTCTGTTCGCGTACGTGGACAACTGGGTATCTTTGCAACGCGAGACTTCCCACCAAATGTAATCATCATTGATCACCCGTACGGCGAACTCATCTCCGAGCGCAACGTCACCCGGCGCTACGGCGCCTTTGACAGTCCGTTTATTATCCCCACCGGCACTGACAACAAGGTGTGGGACGACACGTGCTCGCGCGGGCTAATGGGGTACGTGCAAGACCACGCCGTTAATCAAGGCGCCTTCAACGATCAGGACTACAACACAGCATACGCAAGTTTCCGTGGCAACAGTCCCAACAAAATTGTTCTTGTCACTACCAAAGCGATTGACGAGGGAGATGAACTGCTAGTCAACAAAGGCTTTGACGCGGCAAATGTGAGACACCCCCGAACGCTATGGAGGGCCAACAGGCAGCTTGAAAATCGATTCTTGTGGGCCGACGGGTCTGGCAGCGACGACCGCTACGGCAGTACAACGTACAATACTCGCACGGGTCGAAACATCGAACCACAATAAAGAATAATTATCTACTGGTGTATAGTAAACAAGCTCAAATGATCAAAGAAGAACGCAAGGCTGGTCTGAAAGCCCTGGCAAAAATGCATCCTCATGCTGAACATGTCGGCAATTTGTGGAGAAACCCGCTGGACGCTAAAAGCACCGGAATTCGGTGGACAAAAGCTGATCTAGATATGTTTAGGGGATTTCAAAGCCAGTACCGGGGGCGGGCGCGCACGTCTCACCACAGATCGAAGCCGTCTAAAACAGCAAAACGGTCTCACCATAGATCGAAGCCGTCTAAAACAGCAAAGCGGTCTAAAACGTCAAAGCTGTCAAGCCGCAGCAAACGCCGCGTGTGAGGCGCAAACCACTACAAGCAACGGCGACCATGCCTTACCATCCAACGTGCACTTTTTTTTATTAAATAAACACAGAACTTTCCCACACATTAAAGTTACATACACAACAACATAATTAACGTTTTTTGATGATGCGCGACTGTGACGCCAGTGACCACCAGTTCCCCCCGAACGTGGGCGCCGCAGACAACACACACACCAACCAACGGCAACGTCGTTACGACGATAAGGACCGGAAACGCTCGGACGCGCGGCAGGTCGCTCGGTTTCATGAAGAGTGCGTGGCGCAGGCGCGTGCTTTTTCGACACTATCTCTACCATCGCCGCTCGTCGATCCCGCAGCGTTGGTGGACAAGATCGTTGGCGCGTGTAACGGAGATTTTGGTACAGTGCTTTACGTGAGCGCGACTTCACCATCACATCAACTTCTTTTTGAGTCCTATTGTTCCGGGGAAGACAAACTACGCGCCGGGATCACGACGCAACAAAAAAGAGAATACGACGCCCGTAATGAGGTCAACGACAACGCGCGTTACTTGCTAGCATCCTTCAACGGCTGGATCACCATGCTGCGGCGCGTCAAACGGCAACAAAAAACGCTGTTGCAATGTACGGCCTTTGTCGCACGCTACAGGCGTTGGACGCAAAGTCTGTATTTGTTGACGCACGGCAGTCGACGGCTGCGCTTTTTAGCCGTGTCGCGACGAAAAAGACAGCATGATCTCCAATCCAATCATCGCCCTCAAGCTGAAGCGCATCGCTATGACGCTGAAGCGCATCGCTATGACGCTGAAGCGCATCGCTATGACGCTGAAGCGCATCGCTATGACGCTGAAGCGTACGATAGCATGTTTTCATAGCCAGTGCTAGTGCGAGGTAAAGTTGTATACAATTTAGGTTAAAAACGTGTATTGAGGCGTAGGATGATCAATAAAAAAGTACAACAATGCAAGTCTAGCGCGCCGAATACCGCATGCACAACCCACTGTCGCGTAACTTGTACATGACGCGGTAGCCGCAGTCGCTGCAGCGAACACTGTCCTTCATCGTCAACTGATGCTTTTTACCGCACTGAGCGCATCTGTAGCCGGCGCTTGTACTCGTCGACTGCTCTGTTTCGGGTAAAGGAACAACAACCTGGCATAGCGCCTGCCGTCGCGCATCGCTCATCCGTGGATCGCTCACCCGTGGATCGCTCATCCGTGGATCGCTCATCCGCGGATCGCTCATTCGCGGATCTGTCACCGGCATGTCGACGTCCAAGTCTCTTTGTGTGTCTGCGCGCGAAATCATGTTGTTGGATAGTAACAATCAACCCTATCTTGCAATTCTAGTTCTAACTTGTAAACAATAGTAGTAAACCAAATTATTCTTTTGGGTCTAGCAGCGGAATGCCATACGTGTCTTGCTTTTCGACTCGGATGTTTTTGGGGTTCTTGCGTGACGGCGGCCCCTCTGTTTCGTCGCCGTCCTGGCGATCCTCGTAGTACGCCGCGTCCAAGTCCCAGAAAATTTGCCGGCACATCTGAAAGCGCGGCGTGGAGACACTCGCCTGGTACCAGTAGATGCAGTCCGACACCTCGTTGCTCCGCGTCGTATTATCCACCACGATGCACTCGTACCCCTCCGTACACGAGTTCATCACCTTGTTGAAGTCTCTAAAGTCCTGGAACATGCCAAAAAAGTACTTCCACAACTTCTCCCTGCTGCTAATAATGTTTTCTTTCAGCGCAAACACGTAGTCCACCTGGGAGCGCAGCGCCGCCGGCATGTCCATCATGTACTGCACCGAGTTCATAAAGAACACCTTGCGGTGCCGGCCGTTCATAAACAACTCGCGCGTGCTCGTGCCCGCCATAATCTTCTTGTCGTACATGCAGTCGTCCAACAACAGGAACACGTTCTTGTGACTGCCCTTCTTGATTTGTTTGCGCTGCGTTTCCAGAAGCGTCTCCAGCACCACGTTGGAGTAGGTGTTGTAGATACATGTGGGCGGTATAAAGCTGCTCAAACTCTCCGTGGTATCTTCGGTCGGACTCATGGCGATACCAAAGTCCAGCTTGTCGCGCACGTGATACATAATGTCTTTCATCAGCGTTGTTTTGCCACTGCCGCGCTTGCCGATGAGCAGCACCACCGCGTCTTTCTTGATCGTCGTTGGGTCGAACCTTTTGATTTTAATTTTCATGATGGCGGCGTGGATGGAAAGGAGGATGAAAAACCGCTTTATTTCTTGGTATTGATTTAGATCCAAATTCAAATTTCTTGGTTTTTACGTACACGACGCAAAAACTCATTTATATTTTATAAACCACTGTTAAACGAGGGACGCAATCCATCGACAATAATTAATAATAATAAATACAAAAACCTCACCCCATAAATGGAGATTGCTAGTACTGTTATCAACAGCCCCGCCGCGTATTTTGGCTCCATTTTTCTATACAATGAACTCACAACCCGCAAAATGCACGAAAAAGAGCACACGCAACTGCTAAACTACGCCGATAACTACTCAAGGTATGATCTCAGTTATAATGTCGAAAAAGACTCGATAAATACCACACAGTCGCTGCCTGACGCAGCCGACATGTCACCAAGTGCAGACCAGCCGCGTACTACTAGTACACCCGTAACCCTAAAAGAAATTGATTTACCGGCCGTGTTTTGTTATACGCACCTGCTACAATTCCTAAAAATACAGGGAACAGCGTTCATCATGCGGGTACGGTGCATACGCGTCAACTGCCCGTCCATACGCGGCGTGGACTCGCAACTTGTTCCGGTGATCATACTGGACATGTTAGTAAACACGGAACAGGTTAACATCGAGTGGACTGAAAAACAGTGTTTTACCGGCGAGAAAGTCTTGACAGCGATGCTCGAGCTGAGCCTGGAAAAGAAAGCACTGTTTTTCCACGAAGAGTTTGGGCACAAACAGTCCGTTAATATACAAAAAAAACGGAAGCGACAAGGACAGCTGCGCCATTCCCAGATTGATACGCTGCACTGGATGACAGCCCACGAACACGGGGGCGCGTCGGTGGCGACGACGCTGGACGACGACAGCTGTTTACATGTGCGCAACACGTGCATTGCTTTTTGTGTGCTGGAGCGGTCGTTCATAAATGTACACGCGGGCAGTAGTACTAGTAGGCATAGAGGGGGGGCGTATGTCGCCAGTGCGCGCGCAGGACTCTTGCTCGGCGAAAGAAATGCAGGCAAAAGCATGGTTATCACCGAGTTGGTTAAGCTGGGAAACACCACGGCTGCTACTACCACGTCGTCGTTTTTGCGACGCCTCCATGCCACCATGATAGTTGTGCCGCACGCACTCATGTTTCAATGGCTTACTAATTTTAAGAGTTTGCCGTGGCGCGTGTTGTGTATCCACGACAACAAATCGATGAAAAAATACAGCCCGCAAGACTTTGCAGACGCCAAGATTGTTATTGTGAGTCATAAGTTTTATTTGAGCTCTTGTCTGGTGCATGCCAATAAAATGAAGTGCCGACTGTTTGCTGCCGACGTAAACCACCCGTGCATCCAAGAAGACAATGCTACAAAGGCAAAAGATGCAACAGCAAAAACGACATTCGGCCTAAACTGGTTTTTGTGGGAGCGCATCGTGGTCGATGAGCTCGTGTTGTTCTGCGTCGACAAACTTAAATTTAAAATCACACCAGCGCACATGTGTCAGACCAACATGTGGTGGGGACTGCAAGGGGGGGTACACGAATCTAGCACCATAGTGCTTTCCCTTTTGATGCACAACATGGGGCTCGTATCACCCTTTATCGACATTAACACGTGTTTGCGCCGGTTTGTGTACTTTGCGCCACCGCTAGAGCCGCTCGTGTCTCCGTACTGCTGGCAAGACCGAACCGTTCTAGTCGATTTAACAGAACATGAAGTTGAGGTGTACAAAACACTGGTGCATCTAGAGGCACCCGACACGAACCTGAGCGAGGTGTGTGCGGGCGACCTAACGTTCATGGACGGTTACATGACCACGGTGCCGCACTGGATAGACGCCATACCCATCGGCATCGAAGCCATCAACCACTGCCTCCTGTTCGATGTTGTGAACAATGGCAACAGTAGTAGCGAGTACACCGACGATGACACGGAACAAGACGAGCAACAACAACAAGAAGATGCAGTCATCAACGATTCAACCGTAGTCGTTACGGTGCGCACTGCTGCCAGCACCACTCGTGTTACCGAGAGCGCTAACGAGGCGTTTATACTTGAGCATTCCGCCAAAATAGCGGAGCGCCGCGACTACTTTTTAAAAACGGCGTTACAGTTATCAAACAAAGAGATAGCCGCCGCCACGTGTTCCATCTGTCTTGTCAACGCCTGCGACTGCATCTGTGTGTGCGGACACCTGCTGTGCCACACGTGCATGATCGACCTGTTCCACTCCACCCTGGATGAAAACATGTACCCCGACTTGATGGCGCCGTGCCCCACGTGTCGCTGGAACATCGAACCCAACGAGGTCGTGTGGGTACTGAACAAACCCATCGGCACGGGCAGCAAGTTTCAACGCATCTCCACCCTTTTGGACGCAGCAGCCACAAGGAACGAGTCCACCGTTATCTTTGCCACCGATATTGACATTTTACACAAAATCAACAACCAGCTAGTCGCGCTAGGCAAGGTGTCGCGGGTGCTGTCCACCGCGTTTAAGCCGGTGCGGGAGGCGGAGAGCACTGTCCTGCTAGTTCCGTACTACAAAACGTTCGGCCTTAAACTCGAACATGTTCAAAACGTTATCTTTCTAAACACGCCAGACGCCAAGCCGTACTTGGTGGAGCAACAAGCGCTGCAGTGCATAATGCAGCCAAACAACAACGACGTCAAGGTCCACCGCTTAGTCGCTGTCAACACCATAGAACATTTAGTGGTGTCATAATAAACGTTTATTTTTCTTATTTTTATTGCGTCTTTTTCAAGGTCTGCACGCTACTCGCTCGTCTCGATGGTACCGTTAAACTCAAAGGAACCGGTTCGTTTAATGGAATCGTTATACTATTGAGAACATTAATGTACTCGCGTGTATCATCCGACTCGCTGTCCATGTCGTCATTGTGTGCGTTGTTTACCATCACGAAATCAGACAAGTGTGAGTCTGATGATCCCACTGGACACGACACTGCAGGAGATGGCGCTGATAATCGCGGACACGGTAAAAAGGCCACGGGAGATAACGTAGTCACGGGAGATAACGTAGTCACGGGAGATAACGTCGTCGTAGTAGTACGCACCAACGGAGACGGTACACTCAAAACCGCGATTGCACTCAAGACTGCGATTGCACCATCGTCGTGAACTGTACAACCCTCATTTATTGCACTCGTTGTGTTGTTTTTACTTTCAGATGGCGTGTCATACTCTTCTTTACGGTCAACAGTCGTTTGTTCTTGAACAATAATTGCGTGTGTCTGAACTAGATTACTCGCGGCTGCCAACGGCACAATGACGTCATCGGGACGAGCTAGCTCCAGTGTTTGGTCGCGCGGCGCTTTCCAGACGACAGCTGTTGTTTTAGGAAACTTGCGACGGGAAAAACAATGGAAACAGAGTAAAAACAAACACGACATCAAGTAGTAGTTTGTTTATTGTTTGTTTAAAAAGCAACATTTTTACTACAGGAGCAAAAGATCTGGGTACGCGGCGTTGCACATGAGTTCAAATGCCAACGTCAGAGCGGCGGCATCTGCGCCTGTTTGCGTATGAATGATCTTGTTGCGGCGGAAAAACACAAACCCAGGGATGCTCCGTATCTTGAAGTGCTCCACCAAATCGGTGGTGCCGATATCCACCGTGTACATTACCAGCTGGCGACTATATTTCGTGATTAACGATTCCAACACCGGCTTTATCTGCTTGCACGGACCGCAAAAGTTGCCTGTAAAATACAGTAGCAGTATTTGATCGTTTACGGACGCCTGGTGGAGGGCGCTCTGCGCTTCCGCGATACTCTGCACCAACATTTTATTACAGTCGCGTATAATCAATTACGTACAATAAAAAAATCTGTTTAACGCATTCATTATTTTCTTCCATATTACATAAATGCTAAACCGCGGTGACAAAGAAAGGCTCCGTCTATTAAGGGACCGGGAAAAACAGGATGAACTTCAAGAAACGCGTCGACAAGAACGTCAACGTGAACGTGAAGAACGTGAACGTAAAGAACGTGAACGTGAAAGTCAACGCGAAAAAGAACGTGAACGTGAAAGTCAACGCGAAAAAGAACGTCAACGCAAAAAAGAACGTAAACTTGAACGCCAACAAGCACAAGCACAAGCAGCACAAGAACAAGAACAAGCACAAGCACAAGCACAAGCAGCACAAGCAGCACAAGCAGCACAAGCAGCACAAGCAGCACAAGCACAAGCACAAGCACAAGCACAAGAACAAGCACAAGCACAAGCACAAGCACAAGCACAAGCACAAGCACAAGCACGAGAACGAGAACAAGAACAAGAACGTGAACGTGAACGTGAACGCCAACAAGCACAAGCAGCAGCACAAGAACGAAAACAAGCAGCAGCACAAGCACAAGCTGATGCACAAGAACGAAAACAAGCAGCAGCACAAGCACAAGCACAAGCACAAGAACAAGCACAAGAACAAGCACAAGCACGAGAACGAGAACAAGAACGTGAACGTGAACGCCAACAAGCACAAGCAGCAGCACAAGCAGCAGCACAAGCACAAGCACAAGCACAAAAACAAGCACAAGCACAAGCACAAGCACAAGCACAAGCACAAGCACAACGTGAAGACGCCGAAGCGTTCAAAAAACGAAAGGAAGCACGAGAAGCAAGCAAAAAGCCTTCAGAATTACAGAAAGTACAAAAAATACAAAAACATCAACTATATGATCCAAAAAAACGACTATATGATCCACAAGATATTGCAAGTCAATATGCTGCACAAAAACGGAGCGACAAAGAAAACAAGCGAACAGAGCGAAATGAAAAAGCAATTCTGGAAGCAAATAACAGAAAAACCGAACGAAACAAAGAAGCAGAAGCACTAGCAGAAGCAGAAGCACGAGCACAAGCACAAGCACAAGCGCAAGAACAACAAGCGCAAGAACAACAAGCGCAAGAACAACAAGCGCAAGAACAACAAGCGGAACAACAACAAGCGGAACAACAACAAGCACAACAAAAACAAACACAACAAAAACAAACACAAGAAGAACAACGACAACAACAACTTCAGAATTATTCAAGAAGAAGGCGTAATGAACAAGCACAAGAACGTCAACGTGAAAGTCAACGTGAAAGTCAACTTGAAAGTGAACTTGAACGTGAACGCAAACAAGCACAAGAAAACGCAGAAGCACAAGCAGAAAAAGAAGGAGAAGCAAATGAATACGCAGAAGCACAAGCAAAAAAAGAACGAGAAGCAAATGAAAAAGCATCAAAAAGACGCACAGAAGCACAAAATTTTTTTGGTAAACTTGTTGAAAATGCAAGAAAAGAAAAAGAAGATGAAGATGAAGAAGTAATAGCACGAAACCTTGAACAAAGAGAAGCAAAAGCACGAAAAGAAGCACGTAAACAAGAACCAGAAGAAGAACAAGAACAAGAAAAAGATGGCGAACTAGAACAACCAAATCTTGAAGAAGTATTTGGAGAAAACCTAAATTTTGAAGTAGAAGGAAGCGCACAAAAGAAAAGTATTATAATATGGGAAACCCCATCAAACAAAAAAGGCAATTTTGAAAATAATTTGAAACACAAAAACGTTGCAACCACTGAAGCAATTGCAAAGACACTAAAAGAAGAATGTGATTCTATAAATGTAACACTATTTGCATCAGAAATTGACGGTGATGATGATCTTATTAAAGAATTAAACAATGCTAACTCATGTAATTTTTTGATCCCAAATAATTATATAAATCCTAACACTGGTGGAAAGCTTATGGTCTTTCAAGATAAAGGTGGTAACTATAAGGGGTTTATTATTTATCAGTATGAAGGTACCAACCTAAACATTTTATTTATGTGGGGTATGAAAGGTTTTGCATTTTCTATTTTATACTTTTTTGTAAAACACAAACTTAGCTCTAAAACTCTAGTACTAGCAAATAACAGTATAGATTCACATCTGTCTACTAATCCTAAAAACAAAGCTAATGTTATTAAAAATATACAGAACCACAAATACATAGAAAAAAAAACGATTCAATGGGTAAAAATGTCCAGCGACATTCAGGTTATCAATCTTGTTGATGATGATGGTGATGGTGATGGTGATGGTGATGGTGATGGTGATGGTGATGGTGATGGTGATGGTGATGGTGATGGTGATGGTGATGGTGATGGTGATGGTGATGGTGATGGTGATGGTGATGGTGATGG